AGGTGGAGCAACAGCTGCAGAACGTACGTGACTCTCGTCAGTTCCTCTACAGTGCCGGCCTAACTAATCTCCAGGGTGAGATTGATAAAGAAACCCAGAAGCTCAAAAACGAAGGCGCCAAGGAAGTGCAGAAGATTGCTGCACAGGGTGATATCTACAAGAGTTTGGTTAGCGCCTTTAGTTTCTAGGAAAATACCTCTTATAATTAATTCATTAGTTATGGAACTATCATGACTGTTGCCGGTAACACTAGCGACGACTATTTTGACATTGGCAAGTTCGAGCAACTGCTTGAGCGCCTGGAGTCCTCGAAACAGCGTCAACAGCGCCAAAAGAGCGTTGAAGGTCGCCGTGACATCTTTGCTACCGGCTTGGCCGGCATGATGAGCAACTTCTGATCTGAGTTAGTAGGATGGCTACGACCAATATTACGGATACGTATAACACTGATGACTGGTTTGATATTGACAAATATCGCCAGGCAGCAGGCGTAGCCTACGAATTCTCAAAGAAGAAGGCAGAAGATGTCGGAACCCAAGAACGGGAAACCATCGGTAAAGGAGCCGAAGAACAGCGCACTTCCGCTGAACAAGCCCAGCGTTTCAAGCAAGCTGACGAAGAACGCGACTACAACCAGGCCCAACGAGCTTATCGATATTGAGGTCTTCGACCAATGGGTCGATAATCTTGATTCTTCCGTTCAGGAATCCTTCTGTTCTTTTGCCAAAGATAACAACTCAGTTATCGAGTGCTTCCTGTATGCCCGTTTCCTTGGGTATACCGGAAGCATTGTTGCGTGTGATCTATGGGTGAACAGCAATTACAAAAAAGCTGATCACCGCAAAACACTCCTGTATGAAATTGATGAGATGCAGGAGGACATCCGCAAGTTGCGTGATGCTGTTGAGATGGAAGTAGTCAAGCGTGATGCAGGTGTTGCACGTATTGCCAGCATGCAAAAAGAACTCCGTGGAGCTATTGCCCAGATTGAGCAGTTCACCGCATCCAGGGATCGCAAAGGTTTACTGATGGCCGGCGCAGACCGAGCCATTCGTGAGTTGATGTTTATCTTTAAGGATGATCCTATTGAAGGTCCTCTGCAAGAAGCATCAATGAGTGTATGGGCTAGAATGCAACTAGAGGAATAGGGTTACCCCGCCTAAAATATTCTTTAATAAAACGATAGTCATGGGCGCAGAAACTCAAAATCAACGGTTGGCTGGCAGTGCTGCAGCGCGTATGCGTTCCGCCCAGGCTTCTCGTGAAGGTGTGGCTCAACGCCAGAAAGCCATTGAAATGGCAGAGAAAGCACCGCAAACCGGCGAAGCTTCCATGTTCCCAGGCGAAGCCCCTCAGGGAGGGAATGCTCCACTTCCTCCTGGTTTAGAGGAGGCTTATTTCCGTCGCAGTGAACTGACCCGTGAGCGTGATCGCACTGGTCGTCGGGAAGAAATCTTCCGTGATCTCCAGCGTGGTGCAGGTGAATCTGCCTCCGTTACCCCTGGGGGTGCTGTAGAGCGTGGTGCTACTGCCTTTGGTGCACCGTTTGGTGGTGCCGGTCAAGGTCCTAACGCAGGTGCAGGCCTCCGTTCTGGTATCGCTTTTGGTCCTGGCCGCAGCACTCGGATGCCCGAAGTAGGTTCTCCTGAGTATCAACAGCTGCTCCAACGCGTGCGTGGTCTTCAGAATCGTTGATCAATGTCCAAGAACAAAATGCCGCCTGAACTTCTTGAACATTTCAAGAAAAAAGAAGCCAAGAACGAAGATGGCTCTGAGATGTCCGATAAGGAGAAGCGTCGGGCGGCGTTAGATAAAGCACGTAAATATCAAGAACAGAAACGTAAAGGAGCAAAGTAATGGGCGGCGGTAAACAACCGGCACCAATGGCTGGAAAGATGATGAACGATGAGTTTGCTCAACGTTTATCAGCTGCCCGTGCTTCTCGTATGAGCAGGTATCAGGAACAAAACGATGAGATGTTCCAGACCATGCTTTCGTCCGGACAAAAGCCTTACACTTCTCCTTATGAGCCGGAGGATTTAAACGCTCCAATGAGCGATCAAAATCCGGCCATTTTTGATTACCGCAAGTTCTTCAATACCAACCCATTTGGCTGATAGTATTTAGTAATACTATGAATCAGTTCCGTGCCTTCGTACGTACACCTTGCGTATCGCCGCAACGCTAAAGCAGCTGCGCAGAAGTACAACGTTAAGCCACAGAAGAATTTAGAAGCAATTGAACGTGCTCGGGAAGATTTTAGTTTCTTCTGCGAGTATATGGATGAAAAGAAAAAACCAGCTAAGCACCACCTGGATTGGCATAAGCATTTCATCACGAATGAAGACAGTAGTTGTCTGATCAAAATTGCTGGACCCAATATTGATCTACTGGCACCACGGGGTTCAGCTAAAAGTACCGTCCTTGGTTTGTTGACTGCCTGGGCAATTGGCATCCATGCACAAGCTAAGCTTCCTCTACAGATTCTGTATCTGTCCTACACCGTTGATATTGCACGTTCTAAATCAGCAACCATTAAACGCATTATTGAAAGCAAAAAATATCAAGAAATTTTTCCAACCGTACGGCTTCTGAAGAACGTCACCAGTAACGAGTACTGGTCCATCGACCATAAGTTTGCTGGTATTGACGTAACCGGTGATGAACAATTCACTCTCTGTGCCGCTGGTCTAAAAGGTTCTGTGACCTCTAAGCGTTCTCATCTTGTGATGATTGATGACGCTATTAAATCAGCAGCAGATATTTCCAACCCTGATATCCGAAAGATGATGCAGGACAATTGGAATGCCGTGATCGCACCAACCATGTTTGAAGGAGCCAGGGCCATCTGCCTTGGTACCCGATTTAGACATGATGACATTCATGCCACAACATTCAACGAACAAAACAACTGGACGCAGATTGTTCTTTCCGCTATCCAGACAGATCCGGTAACCGGAGATGAAGAATCCTATTGGCCCGAGATGTGGTCATTGGATTACTTGAAGGAGAAGAAACGTCAGGCACCAATTGCATTCTCCTTCCAATACATGAATCAGGTCGTTCGCCAGAACGAACTTTCGCTTGCACCAGAGTTGATTGTTAAAGCAGAGATCTCAACAGAATTTGACACGCTGGGTATCGGTGTAGACCTGTCTGCTGGTGTGAAAGAAAAGAATGATTACACCGTCATGATCTTGGGCGGCCGCATTGGCGACCGCATCCACATCATTGATTACAGACGAATCCGTGTCATGGGCAACCTTGAAAAGCTAGATGCTATGAAAGAGTTGCTTAACGATTGGTCTGTCATCGGAAAAGATGACAACGGGAATTACTTTCCGACCTATTCCACCTGTGATATTTGGTCAGAAGCCGTGCAGTATCAGGCCTCCTTGGAAGCTGACTTCAAACGGGTTTGCCTCAATAACGAAGGTCTCTACAACCTGATCTGGCATCCAGTCAAAGGGTTCCGTGCTGACAAGCTAGCACGATTTAGGGGAATTATCGGCATGTTCGAGGACCGTAAAATTATCTTCAATCGGTACCGGAATTTCACAAATCTCTTCGAGGAACTCACGAATTTCGGCGTCAGTAGCCATGACGACTGTGTTGATGCTTTGGTTTGGTTGGTAACCGGACTTGCCAGAAAAGGACAACTCCATCTTGATTTCTAAAATTAGAATTAGAAAAAAGCAAGTCCGAAAATCGTGGGTCCCGAATACATCGCTCTAGCTTTAACAGCTATTGTTTCCGCAGTGAGCGGTGGCACCTGGGCCGCCAATAAAATTTTAAGCCGCCAGAGCCAAGACATTCAGCAGGCTTTTAATTACACTAATTCGCAGAAACGCAGGATCGACATCTTGGAAGATCAGATCAATCGTATGCCGTTGGACTACGTCTTAAAGGTTGATTTCTTAAGAGAAATTCAGGAAATGCACGACAACTTCCGCGAAATCAATAATAAGCTTGATAAGCTAATGGAAAAGCTTTTGACAAAATGAGTTACATCCTTGAGGTGGAAGAAGACGAGAACGGAGAACAGTTTCTCACCTTCCCTGAAGAATTAATGGAAGAGCTGGGCTGGAAGGAAGGCGATATTTTGAATTGGGATATACAAGGTGATGGCATCCATATTTCCAAGGTTGCTGATCCATCTTTGTATGAACTGGAAGAAGACGAGTAAAATAGGAAAATTGAGATAGAAGTACATGCTTTATACCACGCAACCAGGTGGCTTTTACGGCGGCGGCATGGGCAACGAAGGCGCGATGCGTCCTCCCATGATGGCTGGCAATCCTTTTGGACTTGCATTCCAGATTCCAGGCAAAAAGCCCGGTGGTCAACCTGTTCTTCCTGGTGAAAACAAAGGTGCCGTTGAAGGTGTCTATGGACGCCCTGGCCCGCAGCCAATGCCAGGCAACGCCCCGCTTGGACTTCCCATGGCAATGGGTAGCAGCAATCTTCCTAATGCCATTGGCAACATGGCGGGTGTAGCTAACTCACAGTTCTATAGAGGTCCACAGCTTGGTCAAGCCGGGCTTTATTTTGGTGGCGTAATGTGAAAACAAAGAAGTTGATTAAACGAGCACTCAAGCATCCTGAGTTGTACACTCCAGCTGAGTTGACGTTCTTTGATTACTGGCTTCGCAAGAAAAAGGAAGATAAGAAAACTGCTAAGATCAAAAAAGAAAAGGGGCAACAAGTGAATGGCAACTAGCTCTAACGCCAGACTGCAGGAAATCATCAACGCGTACATCGAAAAGGATGGCAACGCAGTTGTTGATACCAGCGTGGTTGCCTCTCACCTGGCCCAAATGAAATTATTTGGTATCCGCCAGGGTGTTGAATTTTTTCCCAGTCAGGACAACTTCGGAAATCAACGCAAGGATTTTATTGATCGTGTGTTGAAGTACAACCAGCTGGATACCCGACTGGATTCCATTTGGGATTACTTTTTATGTGACGGCAAAGGGTTGTTCTACATCCGTCCTACCAAACAGAATTACAGACTTTATTACTTCCGCGAGCATGAGTATCGCAGCTTCTACAACGTAGATGGCGAGCTGGAGGAAGTGATCATCATCTACAGCTACAAGGTGCGTCGGGGTTTTGGATTCGGTGACAACATCAATGTCACCAACGTAACCGGTACTGCAATCACCGCTGATCAAGGCGCTAAACGATATATCAAACTTTCAATTAAGGCAAAGGTCATCGAAGAAACGCACTCAGAAGGAGAGATGTCCTTCGAGATGCCGTCCTTTGCCGCCCCTGGTAAAACCAAAACGTTCAAGAATTCCCTTGGTTTTATTCCTTGTGTTGAAATCTTCAATAACCCCAAGGGTTTTGCGATGGAGGGTTATGGCGAATTTGATGCCGTAGCCAACCATATCGTGACGCATGACGAGTTGGTTCGCACCATGCGGAAGAACGTTACTTTCTTTGGTAACCCAACCCTTCTCTCATCTCGCCCCAAAACGGACTTGATGGAGTCCGGAACCGATGGTGCTGTTCAGCGTCCGTCGATTGCCGCAAACTCTGGTTTTGGAAGCTTGAGTGCATACAGCCGCTCTACCTTCAAGCAGGATCCAATCAGTCGTGGTGTAGATGGACAGATCCGAGTACCACGCGTGATTGCAAACCTGGAGCCAAACGACCGTGTTGGTTACATCGTTCCAGACGCTATCACCGGTGACCAAAACGCTTTTGCTCGCCAGTATCGGGAAGAAATTCGTACTGCTCTTGGCGGCGTGGATGAGCTGTCGATTTCGGCTGGTGTTACTGCTACTGAATACAAATCCCTATTTGGGCGGGTCGCTGCGACATCTAAGAAAAAAGCGAATGCTATTTACACCCATGGCATTGCACGTTGTCTGGAACTAATTATCTTCCAAGAAGAACGGATGTTCCGTGAAACATTAGCTGCAGCTGCTGGTATCGAGAAGCCAATCGAACCAGCGGAGGGGGCCAGTCAAGATGAACTGGATCTCTACGAAGCTGCATTAGATGGCTTCAATACACAAATCAAGCAGTTAATGCTTGCTTCTGTTCAGACCCAACAAATTCCACCTGGCGTCACTGGCCTGATTCCAGACGGTGATGTAACGATTCTTTGGAGATGGCTAGGCCCCGTCTACGAAGATTCGACGCAAGATATTCTGAACAACTCCATTGTTGTTCGAAATCTGCAAGAATTAGGTGTTGATAGCATTGAAGCACTGAAATACCTCTTCCCGTCAAAAACGGATGAGGAACGGGCCGAGATGTTATCTGGGTTCCCGTTCAGGATGGTGAACGAATTACAGGGTGCATACTCTCAATTCGCTCGCTTAGTGGGGGGCATGATGCAGACCCCTCACCCGCAATCACCGGATCTACCGATGGCTGCGGATCCCAGACTGGATTTAACTCCATATCTGTATCGAACATTAGAGGCCTTACAAAAGGAGATGAGTTATGCAGGACGCTACCGTCCAATCGATCCCACAGACGAGCCAACCGTCGCCCGTAGCGGTAGCTCCAAGCAGCTACGTGGTGGCAGCGCCCCAAGCGCAATCGGCTCCAGTGGCGTATCAGGTGGGTACCAGCTACCCCCAAGCAGTGCCCCAGGCGAGCCCCAGCTACCAATCCGCCCCGTCTCAGTACGCCCCCCAATTCCAATCGGCCCCAACGGCGGACTCGACCTCGAATCCGTGGGAATCGGCGTTCAACAAGGTGGTGAACCTGCTGAGCGCACCAGTTCAATCCCCGTTCCAGGGTCAACAGTCGGCTCCGACGACCTATACCCCGGCCAACTACGGGTTGACCAGCCCCCAAGCTACGCCACAATCGGCTCCGCCGACCTCATATCCCAGCCAGGCATACTCGCCCAGCTCTTCCCAAACCTCCTCGACTCCATCCTTGGAGGCAATCGCGGACTTGGTGGGAATGAGCCAGGAGTCCCGCCAGGTGATGGACGCGTTCGGGATCGAGGCCCCGTCAATCCTGAACAACTACGCGCTCCAGCTGGAAACAATGCTGGACAGCGCCGTCGCGTGGGGAAACCGCGCAAGTGAGACCATCAAGGGTTACGCTGAATTCGCTGTAAACGAGCACCAAGAGAACCTCGCTTACAACGAAATTCTGACCAATCCCGATGTGCTCAGCGATTACACGCTGAAGTTCTTTGGTCCTGAAGGGCCTTATCCCGTTTACGAAAGTGAGGCCCAATTGGAAACTCCTGGTTATCCCACCCAACAGGTTCAACAGCCTGAGCTGGGTCTGATGCCCGCTCCTCCGGCTGCCGCTGCTCCTCAGCAACCCGGCAACTTCTGGGGCGATTTCAACGAAATGATGGCTCGTGATCCCCAGAATGCCTGGCGCGTTCTGAACCAGGCTCAGCCTCAAGTTGTTGCGAACAAATTGTTCGTGATGGAGTGATAGCTTGTCGGTAATTAAATAAATTACCGACTGCTAAAATTTGTGTTAGATAAGACATATAAATGTCTGAATCTTTCACCCGATAAACTACCTTCCTGAGATTCTGGAGGATAACAAACAGTGTTCATTGATAACGACTTTCCAAAGATTTTGGGCGCCGAACTCTATCGGCCCCATCCTGCGTATATCGCAGAAATGGCTGTTGAGCCTGTGGTCGTTCACGACTTCACCCGTCAGCCCGGTCAAACCGTCCAGTTAGACCGCTATAAGTTCTGGGGCACCCCTGGTACTAAGGACAGCCGTGAGCGCGTGTCCGACCAGACCATCGGTACGGCCAACAGCCGGAACATCACCAAGGAGAAAGTTCTGGTGGTGCTCAAGGAATACACCGGCCCTGCCGATCCGGGTGATCCGACCCAGCCCAGCACTTTCAAGATTGCTCGCGAGACTCTGATCACCGCTCAGCGTCTGCTGCTGGACACCGGGAACCTTAACATGTTCCACCAGTCCATCGGTAGCCTGACGCTGCTTGATGACTACCGTCGTTGGCGCGACCGCGTGTTCATTGATGAACTCGCCAAAGCCGAAGCCAACGGCCCTGCTTCCACCACCCAAGGCGGTTACTACTTCCCTGGTGGTAAGACCAAGAACTCTTCTGGTCAAATCACCTACACCTCTGCGGAGTACACCGCTGATGTGCAGCAGTTCTCGGTGCGTACCGACCTGCTGAACGTGGTGAAGGATCTGCGTAAGCGCAACGTGCCGACCTTCTCTGATGGTCTGTATCGCTGCATTTGCGATCCTACCTTCATGATGCACCTGCGTCGTGACCCCGACTTCCGCGAGATCGCTCGCTACGCCGGCAATCCTGGCCAAGGCATGTACATGGGCAACCCCATGATGCCTAACAACGCCAGCTTCTACATGGGTCCCCAAGCTGGTCAGGGCTACTTCCTGGCTGGTGAGCCTGTGATGCCGACCGGCGTTCAGTTTGAAGGCGTGAAGTTCTTCGAGTCCACCAACTTCCCGACCAAGACCGTTGCTGCTTCCTTCACTGGTGCTGCTCCTTATGCAAACCAGGAAGTTGCTCAAGGTTACTTCTTCGGTCCTCAGTCGGTTGGCGTGGGTATCGGCGGCCCGAATGCTCAGGTGCTGATCAACAACAACGACGACTTCAGCCGTTTCATCATCCTCATCTGGCAACTGTACGCTGGCTTCGAGATCCTGAACAAGGACTTCGTGACCACCGCTTACAGCTTCGTGTCTGATGACGGTAGCGTCTGATAATTAAGCAACATACAAAACATAGGGAAAGATAAATGACCTATTTGTCCGCTAAGAAAATCTACCCAGGTAACTGGGCAGAGCCCCTGAACGGTTGGTACAAGAATATTGATACCAACGATGACGGTACCAATAACGCTTCCAAAGGTGGCCCCACTTCGGTGCTGGCCACCCCCGGTTACCGTTATTTCCAACAGCGTGGTTATGTGGCTGTCACCGCCATTTCTGGCGCTGCAGTCGCTTCCGGCAGCGTGATCGTTCCTTCGCCTTACCGCCAGGACGACACCCGCCCCGACATCACCGGCATGGTGATTTCTGGTAGCGCCACCCTCCCCGCTTATGTGTATCGCGCCACCATTTCCGTGGCCTCTGGCTGGGGTGATGGCCGCGTTGCTTCCGGTGTGTACGCTGCTACCGGCAACGTGATCACCTTTGGTCCTGGTCTGACCTCCACCGGCACCGCTGGTGAGGCTGTGGCCCAGGCCAACCTGACCTCCACCACCTCTGGTTCCCAGGCTGGCGAAATCTTCTTCGCTGGTGGTACCGCCGCCTACAGCGCTCAGCCTTTCCTGACCGCTACCGGTGCTGCTGGTGTGGGTCCGACCAACGTGTACAAGCAGATCACTGGCTCCACCACCTACACGGTGCAGGCTCGTGAATCGCAAACCGCTACCTCCACCTCCGGTGGTTGGTACATCTCCAGCGCTGACGCTAACGCTGGCAAGAGCGGTTACTTCGTGGTTGAAGTGTGCTACATCCAGCCGGATGAGGCCGCTGGCTACGAAGACATCGACGGCTACCTCCTGGGCCGCACTGTTAGCTGATTGGGTTAAACTAGGACCAGAAATAGTCTGGTCCTATGTCTACCACTGCTGCGTTGCTTTATCAGCACAAAAAAACAGGTGCGCGAGTAAAGGTTGTTAGCGAGTGGGATAACGGCGATTGGTTCATGGTCGAAGACCAGGACGGTCGCCTTTACACCGCTTACAAAACTGAACTCATTCCTGATGAAGCAGCAACAAAGCAGGTAAAAACTCTTCAGATTAAAGATAAGGCTGCACAGGAGGAACCCCGTTCTTTTCCTCCGGAAACGCGGTTGAACATCAACAGTGCCACTGCCCAAATGATCGCAGATCATATCAAGGGTATTGGCCTTAAAACTGCCCGAGAAATCAAAGACCTTCAGATGTCCTTATCGGGTGAAAGGTTCAACAACTTAGAGCAGCTCAGGCAGATCAAGCGTGTTGACTGGGATGCCGTCCTGGCAGCCAATTTAATCCGGGTATAACTCCTTTTCTAAGGCACTCTTTCATCCCCTGGGAAACCAGGGGTTTTTTAGTTTTAAAATAAAAAGAAAAAGATATGGCAGGGCCAGCACTATTTTTAGGTAAGGTTGGTGCCACTGGAGGTACGTCCACTGGCCCACATGCTCACTGGGAAGTGATGAAAGACGGGAAGCGTTTCCCGTTATCGAAAGCGCGTAAAGATATTGGTCAGTTTCTTCAATTTCGTTTACCAGGCCAAGAAACTTGGCAGCAACTTTATAGCCCAGAGTCCCAGGGATTCCGCCTTAATCCTGCGGCAACAATTACCAGTCCCATGGGACCACGGACAGCTCCTTCTCCTGGCGCATCAACCAACCATCAGGGCGAAGATTATAGTTTTCCTGAAGGCACTGCATTGCGTTTTTTAGGTCAAGGATCTGTATCTACACATTCAGGACAAGGAACGGCAGGTAATGTATCGGCCTTACGCACAGGTCCTTATGAGTTGCAAACATTTCATTTAAGCGAGCTACCACAGGCAGCAACCACTCGAAAGAGTGACGCAACAGCACAAGCACCAACACCGGACGGTGAGGCCTGGGCGCAAGCTTATGTTCAGAATCAAATTGAGAATCAAACCCAGCAGGGCAAGTTGATTGACGCATTGATCAATGTACTGGGTGAGAAAGAAAAACCCAAATCATTGATGGAACAGATGAAGGAAGGCTTGATTGGTAATGCACTTCAGCAAGCATTAACACCCAGGAATTTCTTAACTCAATTCACAGGTGAAGACCCATACCTTCAGGGCCAAAAGTACGCCACCAGCCAATTCTTTGGGCTGTGATTGATTTTCTAGAACTATAATTAGTTGATGCTGGAAGGTAGAAGTGAAGTTATCTGACTTCGATAAAAGTAGGGTCAGGTATCACCTGGGCTACTTCACGGTTTCTGTCCCGGCGGGTGATTACGCTCGTTTGGAAGAAGCCATGAATACTGTCCCGGATTCTTTCTTCTACAACAAGATCGTCATTCAGATCGGTCGTTGTGATACAGCTGAAAAGAAAACCGAAGTTGCAAGTTCGCCTTCAACTCGGTTAGAGAGCATCGCCGGTGACGTTGACCGTACGATTCGGTCGAGTAACACTAAGGAAGCTCTTAAGGTTTGGGATGAGGTTTACCTCTACGAAACCAATCGTTTGGCCAATATCCTTTACGTACCTAATTACAAAGATCCGTTCCAGGCTCGTTATCGTTATGAACGATCAGGTGCGGAATTTATTCAGGCTTTACCTGGCCCAGCTGACACTGCAGTGGGTTCTCGTATTTATCTTCATGAGGTTTGGCGCTAATGGGTAATACATTCCTGCAAATGTTCATGCGGAGTGCCCCAGCCGCTCTTCGTGCTGTACAGGGTTTTGGCGCTAAAGCAGCACCTCAGGCCGTCAGGCAGGTCGCGGATACTGTCACGAATCCACAGACGTATCGTGCTCTGGCGGCAAAAGCGGAGAACGTACTCCAGCGTGGTTTACCGGCCCAGTTTGCTGGTCCTAATTTCGGCAACATTCCCGCTCGATTTACAGGTTTGATCAGTGATGTTGCTGAGATGCCAGCCGGTATTCAGCGTGCTGTTCAAACAGGGATGGTAAATCGTGCCATCCAAGAAACTGCTGGCGCTGTTCCACAGTTAGCTCGCGGCGTTCAACAGTATGCAACTGGTGCATTACGTGCACCTGTTATTGGTGACGCCATTCGTACTGGACAGGCTGTAGTCACCAATCCGTTGCAGACTGCGATTCAGACAGGTGGTCAATTCGCCAGGGATCCTGCTCTGCGCCGTGAGTTCCTGCGTCAATTTGGTGGCACTTCCGAAAAAGCAGCGCGTGCTTTAAGTGGTGGCACAGGCTTTGGTCAGGTTGGAAGCCTGATGCAAAACCTTGCTCCTGGTGGTGCTACCGGTCTACGCGGTACCACAATCCTTGGTGGCATGGGGGGCATGGCTTGGGGCCTGGCCGATCCCACTCCAATGATTGAAGCAAGCCAGGGTCTTCAAGGTTTCCTTCAAGATCGTGGTTTGATCTACGACTCACGCAAGGATCCACGCGTAACCTCAATCCAGAACCGTCCTGTTGTCAATCCTGGTGAATTAGCTCCTGACTACAGCGGTGCCAGGGATCGGGCATTTCGCTTTGCGCAATATCAAGGAATGGGTCAGACTGCTCCTGGTGGCACTCCGCCGCCAGCACCTGGTGGCACTCCACCGCCACCTCCTGCTCCTACTCTGCCGCCACCTCCGGGTGCAGGTAGTCCTGGAGCACAAGCCGGACAACAGACTCCCATCACCTCAGATGTTCCCGCAGGCGGATCATTTGCAGGTGGACCCACCTATCGCGGTGCGGGGGTGTCTACAGGGGCCGGTGTTCCCGCTTTACGACAAAATGTTCAAAACCGCGCACTCTCTCAAGAAGTACTTAATGCTGCTCAGCAGTACTCTGCTCCTGCAGGTGTCTCCCTTCCTTCCTTCTATGCGGGCCAGCAGCAACTGGGTAGGAGCATGGAACAGACTGGAGAGCTGCAGCGTCAGCTGAAAGAACTTGGTGGTGCTACGGGGATGACACCGGAAGCCCTGATGAAATGGGCTCAGGCGAATCCTGGACTTGCTTACCGCGAACTACAACGCCTACAAGGGAGGAGCCAGTAAAGATGGCACCAGCACGCGTTGGTATTCTTCCTCAAGAAGAACGCATGGCAATCATCCAGGGCGCCAGGAAACTGGGCCTGGATCCCTATGAGTTTGGTGCCTTCCTTTCTCTGGAATCTGGCGCCAATATGGACCCCAATATCGTTGGGGGTGCCGGCGGTCGCCACAAAGGTCTGATTCAGTTTGGACAGAATGAACAACAGCTGTATGGCATCTCTGGTCCACAGACCAGGGCTGGCCAGATGCCTGCTGTTCTTCGGTACTTTGAAGACCGTGGCTACAAACCTGGCATGGGGATTGGCCGTGCGTATGCAACCGTTCTTGGCGGTAACCCAAATGTTTCCCTGAATGCTCAGGATTCGTTTGGCACTTCTGTATCCGGCGCTTTACCACGCTTCCGTAAGGGTGGTGACCTTTATGAAAACGCACGCCGTGTATTGGGGGATATCCCAGCAGCTGGCGCACCGATGCCCGTTGCCGCAGCTCCTGCAGCAGCTCCTCAAATCTCAACGGCAGAGTTGACAACTGCTCTTCGGAAACGGAAAGCAACATCTCTGTTGGATACGGTGAAAGCAGGGTTGATGGAAAGCTTGATGCAACGTGCATTTCCAACGGTTCCCAATGTGTTTGGCACCTTAGGCGTCGGACCTTTTGGAGGCTTGTTCTAATGGCATACGCTGATTATTCTGATAAGTACAGCCCTGGTGAATACTACCGTTCGGTGTATGGGAAGAATCGTTTTCTCTTTACACCGAACACGGAAACCACCATGGACAGTGAATCCTTCCAGAGATTCCTTAATCTCCAACGGGATCCTGAAAGTTTGTTTACACAAACGGTTAAGTATCCGAAAGGATTCACTGACTACATGTCTTTCATGACCGAATTTGGTTTAACTCCAAGGGCATAACAGTCCTTTATAATGAGAAAAAAGGTAAAGTAAAGACGTGTCCAGTACTTCCACGAATAAGCAGCCGCTCTTGGTTGATCGTCCACTGTTTGATTCTGTGCGCGTCACGAGTCAGACGGTGGGCAGCCAGGCTGGCAACACTATTTTTGTGCAGGGCGGCCAGGCTCCTTCTATCCTTGTGGATATGGATGCAGCCTTGGAAGAGGATAACAATAACGGCGGGATCGTTGATTCGATTACCATTGCCCGTAATGATTTTACGCGTGCAGCTGATTACACTGTTAACGCAAGTACTTCAGGCACAGTAATTTCCCTGGTAAGCGGTCAGATTGTTTATGTTCAAACTGCGTCCGTTGTTGGAACTGCTCCTGCTAGCGGTGTCGGTTATTACACCTATACCGGCGCCACAACCCTAACTGGCGTTAACACATCTCTTCTTTACTCCGGTGGCACCTCCTCTGGTTTCAATTACAACGGTGTCGCTTACGGCTATAAGCCAGCTGTAACTTTTGTTTTCTATCAAACTCGTGGTACGACGACACCGATTCCTGCCTCTGGTGATTACAAGGTATTGTTTGCAAAAACAGTTCCGGCTGATAGCGGCGTTGTTGATTGTTCTGACGTGATGCCTCAGCTTGCAGCACCAGTTGCGCAAGCAGGTAACACTAATGGTTTAGGTCCAACTGCTCCTCTTCGGAATAAGGGGATCTACCTGGAGCGCGGTGATCGTATTTATGTTGGTGTGTTTCCAGATGGCCCTAACGTTTCTGGTTACACCCCTGGCGCCCATATCTACGCACAAGGCGGATTCTTCTAAGCCATGGCCAAAAAGAGTGGAAGCTCTTTTGGAGACTTTCAAAAGGTAAAAACTTTTGATCCTCGGCCGGTAAAACCAATCACGACCGAGTTCTCAAAGGGGTCGGTCCCAGATTCGCTATATGCCGTCAATCGAGAGTCGGCATGGTCACGTTGGCGGCGTGGTTACGAGATTGCAACAGCTCGTTTCTACGACAACTCATACGATTATCCTTTCACTTACACTGTGCCGGTCCCAGCCGGCACGCCAACGACCACTGGTAATGTTCCAATCATTCCTGGTATTTTCAAAGGATTCCCAACAAAGAATAAGGACTTCGGCATGCACTGGGCTGGTGTGCGTGTGGCTGGTAGTTTACGGTTTGACAATGTTCGGGATAGCACTGGGGTGCGTGCTTCTATTTCTTCTATCACTGAAGACGATAATTACTGGTACGTCAAACTGACAGGAACCTGGAGCGTAAGCAACCCCCTTCCTCCTCCCTTATACGTTGCTCTGCCAGGCTCCCCTAGTGGATTGAAAGCAATTAACGGAGAGATCCTGGAAGATCGAATCATTACTCCAGGTGGTGTCCCCATTGATAGGGACACCATTGATCCAACGACCCAAAAGCGCTATGGATATGTTTCTGCTGTTTTAGCAGATACAGATCCCTTTAATGGAATCCTAAAACTACGCAAGGCGGGTTCTGTAGAAGCAACACCGGACCGCGAATTAGTGACACCTGCAACCCGGCCTCCAAATGTTGGTCGGTTCTTTATGACCGGCACGCGCTATTGTTGTTCGTGCCAGGATTTTAATCGACGTGATTACGATTTCATGGGTTCACTTAACAAGGTTTCTGACTCCTTGAAAACCTTGTTCCCACGTACAAATGTTGCTTCTCTTAAGCCTGGTCGTTATGAGGTAATGACACTGAAGGGTCAGGTAGATAACAATGCCATGACGAGTGCCACAGAGAATCGCGACATGCGAATTATCTCACCAGCACCGCAATATAACGTTCCTCCAACAGTTACACCAACAGTTTCAACTAAACCCGGAGCAGCTAGAGACAACCCAGGCGTCTTTAGAGATTTTGGCGCCATGTATCTAAGGAGTACCACAAATCCTTCTTTACCTGGATCCAGGGCAGAAGGCATGCCTGACTATGCCGATTATTCGGCGGCAGGAAATGTAATCACATCATTGACAGACACCTGGACTCCATTGCTTGATGAGATGCGTTACTGCAAACACATCTATGCCATGAAATATGAAGAAGGTGTATTCCCTCCAGAGCCTTCTGATTTTCCTGTGGGCATTGAAAGCATGGCGGCATGGGAGCAAAAACTGGTGGCTGAAACCGAAAGTGATCAGCTTGAAGCCAGGGCTGCAAACTTGCAACGGCGTTCGTTGTCTACCATGGACGTTCCTCCTTACAACTGTCAGGCACCCATGATGATGCCAATGATGCAGAAGTTGTTTAATATTCCATCTACTTTTGTGAAGATGGCAGGTTTTACAATGATCGATAAAAATGGAGGCAAGTATATTCCTGCCTCTGGTCAACGACCCGCTGTGTAGCCATGGCAAACTTTGGTGACGTTGTTGCATCTAACTTTGTTTATTCTCAGGAACAGCTCGATACCCGTATTTACGGAGATAGTGATATTTCATTCAGTGGAACCCCAACGGTTTATCACGCCGGAGATGTAGTACATCTGCCCTATGCGTCAGGCGAAACATCCACCATGGAAGCCATTGGCCTGGCCTGGGCAGCCTTTGCAAGCGGCGTGGGGCCTGAGTAACATAATGTAAACTTATATTAGTCCCGCCGGACTAATTAAGAAATCCGTTACCCCTTGCGACCTGGACACCCTGATTCTTAAGGTCGGGTCATCCAGTTCATCTCAGTCATGTCTCAAACACCGCCTGTTGACCAGCGGATTGTAGATGAGTACTTCCAGCTGGCGTCTCACCGCAAGACCAAGGATGTGGCCTGGCTCTACGGCATGGTCGCAACCTACGGTCTAAAGCCCGATGAATTGATTGGATTCCAATGGAGCACGGATAACTCGCTCCACATTCCCGGCAAAAAACGAACTGTTTGCCCGCTGCACCCACAGTGGGTTTTGCTTTTTGGTCTCAAAGAAAAACAGCCCTGCGATCTGCAGAGCTGCTGGGATCCCATCTCCTTGTCCCTTTACCGTTCGATTGCGTACCAGGAAGTTCGGTTGAATGTTACCGACTTGTTACTGGCCTACCGCATCCGGAAGAACTACTCCCGTTCCTTCAAGAAACAGAAGCAAGCATCTCCTTCTTTTGCAGGTGCTTTCTGACCGCTGGGACATTCCAGCGATAGCCGTCACGAGAACGGGTCTCAGGGAAAGCAGCGAAGTGCGGACCTAACTTCAGGGTGCCGTCGTCGCGGTACTTGAAGAGAGTGTCGCGGTCGATACCAAGGAGTTCTTCTGCTTGTTTGACAGAGACCCATCCGTTGGTTTTGGCCATGGCGTGAAAAAACGTGTACCTTAATACGGTATCGAGCCAGACAGGCCCGTCAAGGTTCTTAACGGATATTTTTGGTTTTTGTTGTGGTTCTATATAAATGAGGCGAAATTAAAATAAGGTAACGGCAACTAAAGAGTATGTTCAATTGTGAGCAGGAACCCCTTTCCCTACTCATTGAATTAACTCCCAAGTTAGCGAAAAAACGTTACCGACAATCCATCTACGAAGCCTGGAACCATAAATGTGCTTATTGTAAGGCCGACGCCACGAGCCTTGATCACATCATTCCTCGCTTCAAATCAGGCTCAAGCAATCGCAATAACCTGGTACCTGCATGCCGGAGTTGTAATTCCAATAAGGCCAGTACCAAGATGGAAGAATGGTACCAACAGCAGGAGTTTTTTGATCAAGTGCAGTACGAAAAGATCCAGTCTTGGATGACCCAGGAATTAATCGATATCTTCCAGTACACAAATCCGGGGTTCCATCCAGGATTTGTGGTTTAATCCTTGGTAGGATAAGAAAAAAGTTTTAGAGATAATGGGCATTCGTTACGATGCCAGCGCCCGTAGGTGGGTTGTTGACAACGAAAGAACTGATTATAAAACCGACCACAAGACTGATTATGACACCAGTCGTAAAACTGATTATGAAACTAATCTGAAGACAGATTATCCAATTCCGGATTTTCTGCCAACTGATTTACCTATTAATTTACCTACCACTTTAAAAACAGACTACAGAACTGATTATCCCACTGACAAGAAAAAGAAAGAAAAGTACAACGAATTTGTTTGTTACTGGAAAGTTTTTGGCGCTTGTCTTTATGGTGACAACGTAACCAAAGAAAGATGGGTAGATGATACAGACGCAAATAATGCCAATAGAAAATTAAATCAAGACAACGCCGCCCTGAACGAGGCCAACAGAGTAGCAAATATTGACAATGCCAACATCAATGCCAATAATTATGCGGCAAACCTTAGAAATGCTGAGCACAATGTAAATATTCAGAAGGTTAGAGAAACTAATACGCTTCTCAATACACAAAACGCTCGAACGAATGCCACCAATACACAGCTAAACAATACAAACGCTCGCCTTAATAAAGAAGCTGCAGAATTAAATCAACAGAACACTCAATTAAACGCTGAAAATACTCAAATTAACAGGGAGAATACGGCAACAAACCAGCTGTATTCCAGAACTGTTTCTCTTGCCTCCACAACCAAAGGTGGTGATTACGTTGCCCAGCGTGATCAGATCACTTATGACGGCTTGATCGCTGCGGGCATGAGCCCTGCCAATGCGCAGCAGATCATTGACAACATCAAACCCCAGTTCAAGCTGTTCTATCAAACGGAAAAGCTCGTACCGTGGGATGCCTCCCTTGGAGCACAGCCACCGTACGGTACGTTTGATCCTGCCTACTACAAGGCACAGAACCCAACGGTCAATGCAGCCTGGAACCAGGCGGTTGCCAATGATGATATTGATATCACTGAACGTTACGGTGAGAATAACTACTATTGGCAGCATTACACCACCACAGGCAAAGGTCAGGGCTTGCGGGGTAATAAAGAAGAAGATCTTGCCGCTGCTCAAAAATATGAAGAAAAAGCTTTAACAGACAAAGAGCTTCAAGACATTCGTGATTTACAACTAGGTGTTGACACAGAAACAATTACGCAACGTTTGTTGAATGTTCCGGAAGTTTCTAATGAGTGGACAAAAGCAAGACAGGGCGATCCTTACTGGAAGCAACTAGCCAAAGAAAAGTACCTGGACGTTGATAAGCCAGAAGAATTTGCAGTGCTCTTCCGTTTGTCCGAGCGACCGGAAGATAAACAGATCATCCTGAGCTACAACATCAATGCCGGTAGCGGCATTACTGAATTAGAAGATGCAATCAATACCGCCATTAACACAAAGAAGACGGTGGACGTTAAGAAGTTTGCGGCATTGAACCAAACAATTCTTAAGGACACCATTGCTGAGATGAAGAAACAGAAGGGTCGTCAGGAGATGATGAGCTTCTTCCGTGGCTTCAGCGGTTTTGCAGAGGTGGTTGATATCAACCGGGAGCTATCCAATTCAATCCTTGGAGATTCTGGAGTCGGTGGTGTACTGGCTTTTACCTCTGGTGGCAAGGGAGAAGAAGATCTGATGAGCGCACTCCAGAACGTTACTGGGATGCAAAACAATGTTGTTTATAACTGGCAACAGTGGTTTGATCAAGCCATTAAAGATAAGTACGGTATTGACTACTCCATGTTTGAACCTTTAGAGGAGAAGAAAGATATCATCACAGCTTTCCTAGATTCAACAGAGAAACCTTTTGACGCTAATAAGAACCAATTTACGCCTAAGTTCCTAGAAGAATCTGGATTTAAATCAACAGAAGAGTTGATTGCTTTCCTTGGTAAACAAGGAACAGAAGGGGAAACAATCCTTAACACGATTAAAGGTGATCCCAACGAAAGTGCAAAACTAACGTTGCAGCCGATTAACTCACGTTTGGAGGCAGACATCAAAACACTTGATGACGCCAAAAATAGAGGCCTTGCTTTGTCATATGACGCAGCTGGTAGAACTGAGATGATGAATATTGAAGCTCAGTTTGCACGTAATTATCTGGATGAATACTTAATCCCGCGTTTTAATACATCCAAATCAATGGATGAATTTATTGAATACCTTGATATCAGACAAGAAGAGCGAAACCCGTTTGAAATTACAGATATTGATCAATCTCTGAAGAAGCTTGGTCAGTTACAGAGCCAGGTTTATCTGGATCAGGTAAAACAGCAAGGCCCACGTTCATTCAATCCAGAGTTTTACTTTAATCCAACTGGTGACCGCAGCCGCGCTGCACAGTATGAAACGCAAAAGAAAACAGTAGAGGAAGACTGGGAAAAAGCTAAAGCTGGAGATCCGTACTGGGCTGTACAGGTCTATCGTTTTGGTATTGATGTCAACAATAAGGCCGCTTTTGCACGCATGCACTTTGAGGTGAAGGGCCAGGGCCAGGGTTACGACGCTGCTGATGACATCACCAACGCCAGTAAGGTGCAAGATTTCATCTCCTTAAACGTGATGCCCCAGCTTCAGAAGGAAGCTGACAAGGCTCAGGTGGTGTTTGGTACCTTCATTACACCGGAAGAATTTGCCGATGAAATGCTGCGTGGCCTAGATCCAGCCAAAACACCAGACACCTGGAAAGAAGTGCTCCAGCGTTACGGCATCTCTGAGTTTGCTGGTACCGTTGATGAATTAAAGCAGTACATTGTGGAGACCTTACGTGGTGGTTCTGCACAAGAAATTCGAGAACAAATCAAATACCTCAATGAGAAACGTCAGCGCCCAACTCAAGAAATCCTGGGCGTTACCTATATCGAAAAGCCAGAGGACTATAAAGATGAGATGGCCAAGCCCACAACACAGCTATACGCCATTTTTCAAGGGGCTGGTTACCAAGGAACGGAAGATGAGTTCTACGAAAATATGTTCCCTGATCTTGATCGAAGCGAACAAACCCTGTTAACGAAAGCAGGCAAAGATACAGCGCTTAAAACATACGGGCTTGACTTTCAAGATCCGTTCTCATCCCTTGGAACAATTGAAAGCTTCTTCCCAGAAGATCAAGCGGAAACGCTTAAAGAAGCAGAGAAGGAATCTCCGAAAGAATTTTATACAAACTACTTTAGAATTGGTGAAGACGATGAGGAAGAAGATAGCAAATCTCCTTCTGGTCAAGCATTCCTTGGTGAATTCACATCTTTGTTTAAGGGTATCTGATGTCGGATAAACGAAGAAAAGCAGCAGCGGCTGCCAAGATTGCCAAGGACAAAATGGCGTGCAACAAACCACGCCGCACCCCTGGGCACCCCACCAAATCCCATGTGGTCAAAGCTTGTAAGGGGGGCGAGGAGAAGATCATCCGCTTTGGCCAGCAAGGTGTAGAAGGCGCCGGTAAACACCCCACAACTGAAAAGGAAAAAGCAAGAAAGAAGTCATATTACGCAAGACACAATGCTCAAGATCCAAATCCGGACATAATGTCTGCCAGATATTGGTCGCACAAGGTAAAGTGGATGATCTTAAGTGGTATGATAATTCCAGAGTTACTTCACACATGTCTTCACGTTGGAACTACGTTGACGTAAGTTGTACAGATTGTCATGCAGAAGGCCGCATCCGTATTGATCAATACAACCGCAAAGGAAAACAGTGGACCTGTCGTTCATGCGCTTTTTCCGGACGAAAATTAAATATAAAAAACCCTTCCGCTAGGCACGATCCTCAAAAAGTAGGAGCTTGGAAGAGTTATTGGAGAGCAAAAAAACGGGTTGATGACAATCATTGCGGTGTATATGGAGATGTACTGTTTAAGTTTGAAAGTTTTGAGCAGTTTTGGATGGAGTTAGGAGAACGCCCTGAAGGCAAGAGCCTAGATCGGATAGATCCATGGGGCCACTACGAACCTGGAAATGTGCGTTGGGCAACTCATGTCGAGCAATGCAACAACAAGAGGAGACACAAGCCCAAAAACGACTAAAGTGGTAGCGCCAACTCAGTTTTGTCATGGCCAAGCCCAAGTCATCTGCATCCCTCAAGCTTGAGTCCAAGCCCAAGAAAACTCGTCAGGGACAGGGGCAAAATAGTTTGCCTAATCATGGACGGAAAAAGATGCGCGGCCAAGGTAAATAACACCCGCATTTTTATATGTGTAATATGGGAGTACTTGTTGTACTCCCATGTCCGATTTGCGGGAAGCCGTTGCTTTAATTCGTAAGTACGAAGGCTTCAACGAAAAAGCATTTCCCGCAGATGAAGAGGGTACCTACTCCATTGGATACGGTACCCAATTTTATCCAGACGGTTCTCCCGTTAAGCAGGGGCAATGGTGCACCAAGGAGAAAGCACTGGAATATTTGTTTTGCGAGGTCAAAGCCATTCGGGGCCTCCTGGCTGATATTGATATTCATCTGTACGGATGCGCAGAACAAGCTCTGATTTCGTTCATCCATTCGGTAGGCTGGAAGCCCTTCCTCTACAGCACCATCGTTGACTGCATTCAACACGACGACTGGGCTGGTGTGGCTGAGGAAATGACCCATTGGATTTTTGATGAGAACCACAGGGTCATTGGTGGACTCATTGATCGACGCAGGGAAGAGGTTGAGCTGTTGCTGCGAGAAATTGACGATAGCCCTTGGTCCTCGACAGAAGTTCTTCTTAAGGCGTTCCGTAATTACACTGCAGCCCCACATCAGGTGAGGGCCATTCGCCAGCTGGAGGAGAACATCAATCCCTACGTTTTGGCAGAGTTTGCCAATTCATTCGCGATTGACGAAGATCCCTGGGCATTTGGGGAACTTGAGCAAGTTGAATCTGTATTTGCCAGCTAGCCTTAAAATAGTTTCATCGAAGCCATGGAAAACGCAATGGAGAGATCAGTAGAACCACGGGAGTTTGAGTTACCCCTGGAACTCCAATTCTCCATGCGTAAAGCTGAGATGGTCGCCAGGGAAATGACCTGGGATGAGCTGTACTCAGCTCTGTTGAATCTCTATCATCAACGCTTGATGGAATGGCAGGCTGTCAAAGAAATCCTTGCGGATGAAAACATTCAGCTGGACTTTGATGTTCCAACCGACATTGAGCTAGAAGAACTGGCCGCCGCCTGCGCGTTTTACGAAGACGGCGACGAAGATGAAGATGAGCTTCAGCCGTTCTGAACTTCATCCAGATCAATAAGGCGATCTAGATACCACCGTGCCTTCTTCAGTGATTCTGTCCCGCCTTTATGGCGCTCACGCCAAATATATTTCATGCAGTTTGCCTTGCAGTAACCACGGAATTCTTCGATGGTTAAAGCCGCCTCAATGGCTTCGATGCATTCAATGCCCCCATCGGTGTAATGCGATGGGTGGTTTACAGTATCCTCCGCAATCTTGGGAGGCGCCTCGATTGTAAATACCGGATTTTCCTTACTTGCCCAGGGAACAGGACAAACTCCCCCTGGGCAATCACTAATGAAATCGTCGGTTGAATCTACCGGGTTAAACCACGGCGCTTTCGTGACATCTCTAGCATCTCCTCCGAGGGACCCTCCAGCTCCAGCACCAGGGCCTTTGGTTTCGGGGTTGCTCCCATTGCCACTCCCTCCTCCGCCGATGGGATGTAACCCGTCAGACCCGGCCGACGACCCTCCGCTAACGACAGGTTCTGTCTCTCGTTCCCTTCTTGACATGCCGCTAACCCACGGTTGTACATGTCATATAAGGGTACATCATTTTCTTCGTTATCGAGTGGTTGACCGAAGTCTTCTTCTGTAAGACAGCGGCACTTCACTTCGTCTTGAACAAACGCATCTAAAAACCCTGCTGCGTTGTGCATTGTATTCAGTACTTAAGTTACTCCTCTTACAATGATACTATGCCAAGATTCTTTGACCCCACTTACGATCCCAGGCAGGACTCCGGTAGTTCTGGTTCGGAAGTAACGGACCTTAATCCGGAACGTAATTACGACACGGACTTACGTCGTATTCCGGAACAAGAGCGTCCTGATATTGAAGCGATTAACGACAATCAAGCCAGGGTTAAACGCTTCATCACTGCAGCTAAGACAGCTAATAAGTTCCGTCAGAAGGCATCGATTGACGAACCCACCCTCCGTGGTGAAACGCCCCGTTCAGAGGCAACGATTGGTGGCGTAGAGGTGCCCAGTCTGGGCGATGAATACGGGACGGTTGGCAGCGTTGGTTACGCTAAAAAACCGAAGCCCCAGTCAGGCACCTTCTACGGTTTCAGTTAGCCCCAGGTCTGACTGAAATCCTCAGCATCCAAGGCATCCTGCATCTGGCCCAGCATGTCCTGAATCATGTTCAGGATCCACTGGGTGTTTTCAGAACGGAAGCGGCTCAAAGCATCGGACAGCTCTTGGTTCTCTAGGAACACAACTTGTCTCTCCAGGATTTCGAGGATGTCCATCCTCTGCTCAAGATTGTCGCGATCCATGATCAGGCCTTCGAGTAAACGACTTCTTGAGCCTGGTTCTGGTACTTACCCTTTCGATCCTGGTACGACACCTCGCAGGGCGTGCCACGGAGGAACAGCAGCTGAATGATACCCTCGTTGGCGTAGATGCGGTTGAACTGGCCGGTGGCATTACTGATCTCCAGGGTCAGGTAGCCCTCCCAGCCAGCCTCTGCCGGGGTGATGTTGGCAATGATGCCGGAGCGTGCGTAACTGCTCTTGCCCATGGCAATTACGGTCACATCCTGAGGCAGCTTGAGACGTTCTTCTGCAACCGCCAGACAGTAGCCGTAGGGAGGCAGCAGGAAATACTGACCTTTCTCATCCTCCAGCAGTTCAGAATCTGACAGGATCTTGGGATTGAAATCCTTGGGATCCGACACACCCTCTTGGATGCGGCCAAAAATCAAGCATTGCTTAGGCGAAAGACGGATGTCGTATCCATACGAACTAAGTCCATAGCTCAAGATGCGGCGTCCATCTTCTTCATTCACCAGATGATCGGTGAACGGTTCGATCATCCCTTGTTCCAGAGCAAAGGTCTTGATTTCAGCGTCGCAAAGGATTCCCATAGATCCCAGTAATCGTCCTTAACTATACCGAATTCAGTAAATAACGCGACCGAATTGCTCGTATGTCTCGATGAATTTCATTGTGGCCGCACCGGAATTATTTTTTGGTTGCAAATACACCACAAATGAGCTGCAGGTCTTATGCTGCCCAATCCCTTCACTGGTGTTTTTAATCAACATTGGTACTGTCTTCAAGAAACAGATTGGGAAATCAAAAATTTTCTGCTCGTAACGGATCATGTCAGGACAGTTGGTAAAGTAGATGGCTTGCTCTACCTCATCTGCCAGCCACTTCCGGTACAGCTGACGAAACCACACTGCATGAGATGACACCAGGGTCGGAGAAGAAGCCCTGGTCATCTTCCATTTATCTAGACGTTTATCAAAGTAGTAGCAGCCACTGGGCGGAAACAGGTACACCCGTCCAAACCACTGCTGCATGTTGAGCCCATCCTGCTGTGGACTGAAGAATTCATCAGCCTGCACAAAATCCTGAGCAACCTTGGAACTGGCAGGATCTAAGTTGATCCCGCTCATTACGATGTTGGCAGCCTGCACCAGTTCCGTAGGCGTGATAAGTTCTAGATCTTCACGCCGACCGGTAACGCGACGGATGCTCATGCGTCCACCATTTTGTTGTAATCAATTTCCAAATAACGGATGCCTTCCTCATCATTGATGAGATAGCCAGCCTTTTCTTCTGGATCAATCTTTTGAGCAGCTTCCAGGATTCGTCGGAAGGTCTCTACTAAATCATGGTTATTATCCCGTTCAAATGCTTCTTTTGCGCTATTTAGCTCTTCAAGCGTCATGTAAACCACACCTTGCTCCTGTTTAGGCTGGAAGCACATCACCCCAGGACCTTCCGCCTGCCAAAACCGGTAGTACATTTCACCCATATCGCCCAGGATGAAATCAACCGTTTGGTTGAGCATCTTGGCTTTGGTTTCGTTCACATCACCCTGCAGTGCAGAGTGGATCAGCTTCTCGCGACGGTTCATGTTCGATTAACCCCTGGCGGACAAGGGACTCTAGGAGCTTAGGAAGCGGTTTATAGATGACAACTAATTTGCCAAGGTTGCCGCGTTTCTTAACAAGCTTACCGGTTTCGTCTCGGAGTTTGTCAAATTCACCAGAACGAATCAGGTACTCAGCTACGCAACGGAGACGGCGCTTAAGGGGTAGCTCTGCCTGGGGAAATTTCCCACAAATTGTGTCCGGTTGCATATCAACAAAGGCAAGACGCAGGCGATTGGCCAAGGTCATGCCCGAATTAGCGTCCTCTTCTTCGTAATTTCGTACGTTTTCCAGGTAGCGACGCAGGCATCCGTCATCAAATGAGCCAGAAGGAGGAAGGAACTCTTCCACCTGCCGAAACAAGGACTCAGGTAGTTCTTGAGAGCAGTTCTCAACAGTGACGGAAAGCAGGTCCACACCCTGGAAACGATTTGGAATCATTCAAGTTTCTCCTGGGTGGACTTGTATTTATTCCCGTAGAAATCCGACAGGTCAATTTCTTTGTTTCGAGAAAAAGACATGACCAAAAAGTTCCATGGGATTCTGATCACTGCTTTCTTGCTGGGGTCAGGTGCCACGTTGACGTAATGCAAACCTTCAGTCCAGCCTTTCTCTGGCTGTTTTTTGCCAATGGCAATCCAGTTCCTAATGGTTTGATCAGATACCGAAAGGCGTTTGGCGCATTCTTCGGTTGAGATGTACTCATCGGTAAACGCCTGGGGATTCATCCGATCTGTTTCCTGCGTTTGATACCGGCTGTGCCACATGGAAGCCAAGATGTTTCGCACACCTTTTAGCTCATGTGCAATATCTTCTAAACCCTTTCGGAGTCCGAATGTTGCCATCGTGTCAAACGTTTTGTTTAGATGCTAGTGTGTGGGAAAACAATTTGCATCACCATGGAAGATCAGGTTCCTTCCAGTACTCCTCCCCAATTTTCTCAGCTGAAAGAGCAGCCGATCCCTGGCGGGATAACGCCTGAACTTCTAGAGCAGATGAAAGCGCGTGCGCGGGAAGAAGCCATTCGGATGACCATTCTTCAGCAGCAGGCTGCAGCTCAAGAAACAGCGGACTATCCCATTGGTCAGCCAGAGCTTCCAGCCAAGTTTGCGGTTCCATTTTCCCAACCTCAAGTTGTGTATGTGCGCCGGAACCTGACGGTTGCCGAGCTAATTGTGGTGTTTGCAATTGCCTGTGGTTTGGTTACAGGCATCCAAGCTGGCTGGAATTTTGTGTCCAATAACCTTCCCAGGATTGAAATTAAAGCCCGGTGAGGTTGAACACACTGCGACTATAATTCATTTTATAGGGTTTATGTGATTTAATAGGTGGCCAACAGACGGATATCGGAATTTCCTGAGATTGCAGGTCTTGCTATTGACGAGCAGGACCTGCTGACTCTTGTTCACGTATTTGAAGTTGACCCCGTTTTAAAAAATAAAAAAATTACGTTCTCGGGTTTCCGGGATTATTTAGATAAATACTACGCAACCATCACTGGTGAGACGTTTGTAGGTAACGTCACCGTCACCGGAAACCTTACGGTTAATGGTGCTACAAGCGTCAATACAATTACCAGCTCTGGTCTTGCCACTTTTAGTGGTGTTATCGTCCAGAACAACCTGACAACCACCGGTACCATCAGTGGAGCTGTCATTACTGGTAATGCAGGCCAGTTCAGTACCCTTACTGGCATTAGTGGCGTCTTCACCAGTCAACTCTCTGGCGCAACGATTACCGGCAACACGGTTCAAGTAACCAATTTGACTGGTGTTTCCGGAACGTTCACGTCTCAGGTTTCTGGTGCTGTAGTTACTGGAGATGCAGCTAGTTTTACGACATTGACAGGTGTTTCCGGTGTATTCACCAGCCAGGTTTCTGGGGCCACAGTGACCGGTCAGATGGCCAGGTTCTTATCTGGTGAATTTGTCAATCTTATTACTATTAACCAAACCTTTGCTGGTGACCAAGCCATCAGTGGTAACTTCACCATCCTGTCTGGTTTATTTGTATCTGGTCAGACATTCCTTAACAACAACCTAACGGTCACTGGAAACATCAGCGGTCAGATCATTACCGGATCTGCAGTTCAGGCCACAAGTATTACCGGTGTCAATATTGTTGGTACCACCAGTGTTTCCGGGGCTACCGTTACCGGCAACATTGCACAATTCACCACCCTTACTGGCAGCACGGCAGGTTTTACCACCGTTACTGGTACAACTGTTACCGGTGGAACAGCCAACTTTAATAGTGGTGTTTTCACGGCTCAAATTTCTGGTACTACTGTCACTGGTGCTACGGCAAACTTCAGCAGTGGTGTTTTTACCAGTCAAGTTTCAGGTGCAACTATCACCGGCAATACCGGTAGATTTACTAACATCACAGGCAGCACTCTTGCAATAACAACTCCATCAGGTGCGACTGCTGCCATTGTGTGTTCTGGTGTTGTTTCTGGTGGCGTGAACGGATTTGTGATCCAAGGTCCGTTAATCATCCTGCCTTAATTCCTTCAGTTAAAATAAGAAAAAAGTTACAGACAAATGCCATACGGAACTATCAAGGTTGATACGGTCACCTTTACGGATGCTGGCGTTGATAAGAGTGTCTCGATTTCTGGTCTGGTTCAGAACCCGACCTTTAGTGGAAATATCACAGTAACTGGCACCATTTCTGGCGGTGTTGTCAGAGGTGGTACTGTATCTGGCGCAACTGTAACTGGTACTGCAGGACAATTTACAACTGCAACGATTACTTCTGGCGTATTTGCATCGGGCACTGCTGCTGCGCCATCCATTGCTTTTGCTGGTGATTTAGATACTGGTCTATTTACAGGTGCAGCTAATACGGTTGGTATTGCCGCAAATGGCTCAGCTGTATTAACGGTTTCAGGAACAAATGTCGGCATAGGGACGAATTCGCCCAATGCTGTTTTAGATTTAACAGCAACCGCTGGAGCTGGTGGACAAACCAGCGTTATTCGGTTTGGTCTTGGAATAACAGCAGAATCCTGGATTGGTGTAGCAAATAGTGCAGGAAATATTATCGCCAACAGTACTCTAGGTGATACCGTCATCCGAAACGATGGCGGCAAGATTCTTCTTAGCACTGATTCTGGCACTACCGCACATGCGGTAATTGACTCCTCAGGGCGTTTAGGCATAGGGGTTTCGAGCCCTCAGTCGCAACTGCAAGTCCTTGATCAGGTAAGAATCAGCAATTCGTCGCAATCTCAAGGCAGCATTGTTCTTGGAGATGGTGGTAGCACGTTATTCAACGTTGGCATTGCACGATGGAACGGTGGCTCTAATACTGCTGGCGCTGGTGGTATTGGATACTTTGCCCAAGGAACTACAAATGTTGGTGGCCATTACTTCTACACAGGGGACGCCGTTGCAGGATCTCAAACCGAAAAACTGCGCATCACCTCCGCAGGCAACGTAGGGATTGGGACGAGTTCGCCTGATGGCCGCCTTGAAATCAACGATCAAAGTAACGGTGTTGAAACATTTCCCTTGTGGGTTTCCAACCAAGGAGCTGGAGTAGGCACAAGAGCAACTATTAGGTTTGACGTAGCAAACTCTTATTATGGTTCTATTGGCGGCGGCGAAGAAATCGGTATTGGAAGTTCAGTAGTTATTGATGCCCCTGGCACTGGCGGGGTAATTAGATTTACCAAAAACAATAAAGCTACGGAGATTGCTCGGTTTGATAGCTTCGGCAGTCTAGGGATTGGTACTACTCCAGCCACTGCGTTGCACGTTTCCTCCGCAGATACAGAACTCAGGGTTCAATCGACAACCTCCACAAACGGATTCGTTCGCTTTGTCAATACAAGCGGCAGCATGTCAATCGGCATGTCAGGTGCTGCAACCAACACTCTCCTGACTTATGACAGAACAAACAATCAAAATGTTCATGAATATTTTGGGGGAGCCAGTGGTTATCACATTTGGTATCAAAATGGCAGTGAAGCAGCGCGAATCGACTCAAGTCGTAGGCTCTTAGTGGGCACGTCTACAGCGCGTAGCAACATTTATGTCGGCAGTACAGCTTCTACTCCTTTTGCACAAGTAAACACGGCAACAAATAATTATGACAATGGCCTTGCTCTTATTAACTACACAGCCAGTGGTTATGCACCATGGCTTTCAATCGGATCTTCTGGAAGCAATACTTTAGGGACCAACACAGCTACGCCAGGCGGTTATCAAATTGGCGGCATCAACTTTGTTGGCAATGACGGAACTAATTTCCGCAGTGCCGCATTTATTGCTGCTGAAAATGATCAAGCAGGAGCATGGGCTTCGGGTGACTGCCCAGGGCGTTTAGTGTTTTCGACTACTGCGGATGGGGCGAGTTCTCCGACGGAGGCAATGCGCATTGACAACCAAAGGAACATACTGGCCGGTGGCGCAACCGATGCCAATGTTGGATCTGGTACAGGAATCAAAATACTTAGTTCGGCCAGGATGCAACTCGGCGCAGCCGACACAACAGATAGCTCGATTGGATACTCAATGTACTCAACCGGTGCAGCTGCTTATAGGTTTTACGTCGGCTTTGGTGGAACCATCTATGCAACCAGTACAACTATCAGTGCAATTTCAGATCGTCGGCTGAAAGAAAATATCAAAGATCTTGATGTAGGACTCAATGCGATTCTCGCGCTTAAGCCTCGTAGGTTTGACTGGAAAGAAGGCTTTGGCAACACCGGCAAAAGCGTCAGGGGATTCATCGCGCAAGAAGTCGAAGAGGTATTCCCTGATCTGATTGACGAATGGGAAAAAGGCGAAAACCACCCGGAGGGAGAGGAGCCTTACAAGTCAGTGCGCCAAGACTTAATTCCGGTTTTAGTCAAAGCCATACAAGAACAGCAGGTAATGATTGCTGAGCTGCAGGCTGAAGTAGCAACTCTCAAGGCGTCTTAGCCCACGTCGTTTCTAGGTTTGCTTGACAGGAGCACGGATAACCAGTAGTGGTTGCACAGTGGGCCGGAAATACAAGTGAAATTATTTTTAAACACTATTGCAACAGCACAAAGGAATATGAAATGCCTGAGCTTTAATTGTTAGAATATGTAAAAATGTTTTAACAATGGCCGTTATTACCTGGGATATTGCTCAGCTTGAGCGTCATCTTCCCGATGGCAACGTTTGTCCTGATGGCGCTGTTTATACAGTGCATTACACAGTTTCTTGTGAAGAATATGGTAAAACTTCCGGAGCCTATGGAAGCATTGGTCTTGGAGATCCAGATCCTTCTAGCTTTACTCCGTTTAATTCATTAACCAAAGATCAAGTTGTTGACTGGGTTAAAACAACACTTGGCTCTGAACAGGTCGCAGCCATCGAAGCTGCCTTGGAGCAGCAAATTCAACAAGAACTGAATCCGACCTCTGCCACTGGGCTGCCTTGGTGATTCATTGCTATACTTTTTAAAGTCATTTGTTTATCATGGCTTGCAAAAAGTCTGAACTGGTTTCCGCCATTAATTCATTTGGTTCTGCCCGTGCCACTGGCGACGGTAACCTGATTCAATTTGCTGCAAACCTCATCGGTCAGTTGGTTGAAACCCTGGAGTTTGCGCCGGAAGAAGACGGTGCAGAAGAAGTAGAAACCAAAGAAGCAGAAGTTGTGTGATTATTGACCTGACCTAAAGTTAAGAAAAAGCTTTAGGTCGATGTCAATAAAGCTGACTGATGCTGTTGAGTTCTTTAAGAAAGAACCTCATCAGATTGATGCGTGGAACTGGCTCCAGGCTCAGGTCACACCTGATGTTTTGGAGTCATTTGCGCTGAAGTATCGCAATGCACCTAAACCAACGGAAGAGTTCCCGAACACCTGGGATGGCGTCCTGGCAGCCGCCAAAAAAGCAGGTGCTAAATTTCCGGAATGCGTTGCAGCGCAGTGGTTTTTAGAGAGTGCTCAGGGTCAGCACACCTCCTGCACGCACAATTACTTTGGCATTAAATCCAAAGACGGAGAAGGATGCTACGTCACCACCAGCGAATTCATTGGTGGCAAAGAAATTCAGATCAAAGATTGGTTTAAGAAGTTTGGCAGCCTGTACGAATGTGTTGATTATCTAGTTACACGTTGGTACAAAGATTTCAATGGATACAAAGGCGTCAATCGAGCAGCAACCAGGAATGAGTGCGCTCAACTTCTTAAAGAGGAAGGTTACGCTACTGATCCCGGATATGTGACCAAATTAATTCAGATCATGGATCGGCAAATGCAAAAGCCTGATCCTGCTGAACCAGGTGTGATTGATCGAAAGATCCTGTCTGTTCCCTATGAGTACCAGCTGGATAACCAATCCGGCAAAGGTTACAGGGAGTGCTTCTCGTCCACTTGCGCCATGATTGCCGAATATTACGGCAAGGTTAAAAGCGATGATGAGTACAACAAAATCCGTAGCAAATACGGGGACACAACGGATCGCAACGCTCAACTCGCAGCCTTGAAATTCCTGGGACTTACTGCCAAGTTTGTCACCAATGGGAATACTGCGTTACTGGAAAACGAGATCCGTAACGGCAGGCCAGTTGCTGTTGGTTGGTTACATAAAGGTACCGTCAGCTACCCCACTGGCGGTGGACATTGGACCTGTTGCATAGGTTTTACGCCAACATCGTTTGTGTTCAACGATCCCAACGGAGAAGCAGACATGATCAATGGCGGGTATGTCAACAACAATGCCGCCAAAGGTAAAAATGTAGAGTACAGCAGGAAAAACTGGTTACGCCGATGGGAGTGCGACGGAAACAACACAGGCTGGGCAATTCTGATCAGCAAGTGAAAAAATATAAAGAACCACGCATCCGCGTGAACATCTGCTGGGAAGTAGGTGATGAAAGAAAATGCGTCACCCTAGACAAGAGTGACGCATATGCAACCCGTGAATGGGTTGAAAAACAAGGTGGCTGCGTGTATTGGTTTCAGGCGTTGCCCGACTGATCAGCGTTGCTTGGCGCGACCAATAACCAGAGCACCAATCTCAATCACGCGATAGAGCTTACGCACTAGAGCGTCATCCTTTGGGGTTGGGGTCAGTGCAGTGATAGCAGAGCAGGCGGCATGAATAGCCAGCGCAACTTCCAAGTATTCGTTGAGTTTGTGCATGGGTATATCCCGTTTCTTTCATTCTAAACTCATGGGTTTGTAGATATAGAAAGATTTAGTTTCTTCATCAATGGAATACAACAGATCTGGATTATGACGCAGAATCCACTTCTTCCAAATCTTCATCTGACGTTCTGCATCAGCTGATTCACAGTAGAACATGATGATGTCACCCTCTGGTACAACATCAAGCCATACGTACAACTGACGCAATGCAATGGCATGACCACTATTGCCACCTAGTCCTGTCAAGTTGACATTTAATTTCTGAACACGACTGCGCTTGGAGCGACGCATCAACCAATCGTTAATCTGTCGCCGGCTTTTGCCAACGGCTAAACTGGCCATCCACGCGTAGTTTTTCCCAATACGGATCCAAGGGATCAAGCGTGTCACCGCCAGAGCACCGTTCTGTAGAACAATGGTGTGAACCAGCTTCTTCCGTTTGATCCTCTTGCATTTCTTTCTTCGCTTTAACAGTGAACTAAAGTTCAATCCTCGTAGATCCGACACTGTACGGCGCCAGGGTTTTCCTCACAATAACGCTTAAAACGTTCAGTGGGAGTTTCACTGTAAATAGCACAGCGTTTAAACAGTTTGCAAATGAGCCAGTTGTAGAAACCCATCATGACCTGTTCGTCAAAGGTATAAAGACGGACGGGAATTTATCCGTATCTTGGTGTGTTGCTTCCCAGGCGGCTTCCCATTCCGAAAGGGAGTGGTCGTGAATGGAGTTGTAATCAAACGTTGGGCTGACTTCAATAATAAATTTACTGTTATCAGCTTCATTCCTTGGGATCTCAAATCCAATCATCCAAGTGGAAAATGTTGGAATCGTGACAGTAACACCTGAGTTAATAACACATTCCCTTTCTGTAAATGCGTTGAAGTTTGTAGGAATTGTGTAATTTACTGTGACAGGAGAATCAATATCAACCGTGTTTAACGGGTCAATTTCACTCTCTTGAATAAAGAGACCACCATCTCCATCTTCCAGTTCAATGAATAGTTCCGTGCTGGGAAATTCAATAACAACACCAACGTTGTACTCAAGGAGTTCGTTGCGTGTTGTAGAGATGCAAATTAAGTATGAACCTGGACCAAGGGGATAATACAGTTCGTTCCCTTTATCCAGACTGTTTGGGTTATAGGTGTTATACAGATCAGAGCCTGCACCCATCACCTGATCAAGGTATGGATAATAAACACCATTGAGATTGTTACTGCCAAACACAACGCTGTCAGCTTCCCACACGCTACGGGCAGGAATCTGAACCAGGTTCATGTCATAAGCAGAAACCTCGATGTAATTTGGACGCGGCCCACCTTTTGCAAGGATGATCCATGCATCGCTGGTGATATTGACCTGGAACCAATGGTTGTAAGCACCGCCACCAAAACCACCATTCGAGGTATCCCACGTATCCCTGGATCCAACTAACTCATTTTTAGGACCCAGCGTGCCATGCAAATAACGCAAGGCAAGACTGGAGAACGTGCCTAAAACTAACGGGTTCTGCCTGGTTCTCTGACGTTGTTGCGTCTGATTACTTCTGGCCACTGCTTATTATTCTTTTTATTATTCATTGTACTCGGGGCGATCTTTCACATATTCCGGGTGAGTAATCATATTCTTGAACTCTTGTTGTACCACTGGTTGAATACCAGACTCACGTTGAGACTGGCGGTTGAAGAGCATAAGCTTCTCTGCCTTGAAGTCAACTTCCAGCGGTGTGACGCTTGCGGGCGGGTAGTTGCGGTTAAAGCTGGACACCATATGCAAGGGGTTGGCGCACTTGGGGTTGCTGCACAGCCTGGTCACCACCAGCGCCCCCACATCCCCCCACGCACACTGGTACACCGCCTTGTGGATGTTCACGTTCTCGGATTTCTGCTTGCTGTAGCCCGACCGGTACGACGGCAGGCACACCCTCTTGGGCGTACCACCACCAGGCATCTCCATCTCCCAGCACTCCTCTGGGAATGAGATTTTGATTTTCTTCCAGAGCTTGGCGTATTTGTGTTTGTAGTCCTTGTGTAGGTAGTTGATATCGAAACCGCAGACGTTACTCAGGATTTTTTTGGCGCACTCATAGCACCAATGTCGTTCTGAGTCCCGAATGAGATGGCCGTGAGCACAAGCAAACCCCCGGTAGTAGCCAAGTTTGTTCAGGTTTTCCTCCTCCATGTTCTCGATGCCCTGGACATGACGGAAATTGGGCTGCCCAAACTCCTTCTCGATCTGCTGGAGCTTCCTTACAACGCTTGCCATGACGGGTTCTTCGGGTGAGCCATGACATTGTAGGGGGTCGTTTTGTCATTTGCCCGTGCAGACTTGCAGACTTTGACCCCATTTTTACCTTTATTAAAGCTAAATAACACTTTTACTCACAGTGTCATTTACGTCGCGTAAGGGTTAAAACACCCCCAAAGTCTGCATCTCTGCACCGACATTCGAGTCCCACCCTGAGATTTTGATACATCTGTACTTTCGTGCCTTCGTGCCGCACCAACGCATGAAAAAAGCCCCTGCCGTAGCAGAGGCCCTCGGTTCCCCACAGGATCTTCGTCCCGTCTGACGTTAGGCGGGCACCAGCTCCTTCTCAGCTTTCTTCCCTTTCTTCTTAGGTTTGACCAGCGCCTCCGGCTCCAGTACAGGGTTGAGTGCCTCCTGGAACACCCCGTCAAACTGAGCAGCAATCGTGTCCCAGCTGAACATCTCGTCGGTAGCCCGCAGGTAACACGCTTCAGCCACGGCATCGAGCTGGGCGCGGTCGGCGTACAGTTCGTTGAGGATCTCGGTCAAGTGGACGGAGGAGGGGCAAGGCATCTCGCGGGCGAAGTTGGTATCCACATCAACGTGGTCGCAGCGGATGAGACGGCCGTAGTCCTCGAAGATCTCCTTGCAGGAGGTGTGATCTGGCACCACCTGGGCCACACGGCAGGCCGCATGCTCAAAGTTCACCAGTCCCCAGCCCTCACCTTTGCAGGTATTGACGCCCACGTCAGCCGCCTGATAGATCGTTTCCAGCATGTCCACCGATACCGATGGTGGATTGGCCGTATTGGAAGTCATGATGATGCGACCGTTGGGATCAAGCCCACGCTTCTGCATCTCCCGTGCAAACACAGCCATCACATCCCAGCCCTGGTCCTTAGTTCCCATATGTAGGTACAGCTGAGCTTCCGGCTTATCGATTGCAAAATCAGCAAAAGCGTCAATCGTGATATCAATCCGTTTACGGAACTGGTTGCGGTTGCCGTTGAAGACAATAAAGGAATCCTCCTTCAGGCCCAGCTTCTTGCGTGCCTCAATCTTGTCACCAGGCTTGAACTGACCAGCCGTGACGCCGTGGGGAATCACCGTGATGGGCTTCTCAATCCCACCTTTGATGAATTCGTGTGCCCCAAATTCTGTATAGGAAACGATGGCGTCCCATGCGTTGGCGGTTTCGTTGAGGCAACCAACCCAGTTGTAGGAATCCATGGGCATGTACCCCACGAACTTAAAGCCCAGTGGCTGGTGGAGGTCATGCACCCGGCGGTACTGTTCATTAATAATCCAGCAGTCATTGATAGAGAACACCACGTCAGGCTTCTCGATCTCAACAACTTCCCGAATGCGTTCCTCCCCAAAAGCACCTTGCTGAAAACGGTTAGATGCCGGATACATCTTGTAGGTGTGCTGCATGGGATCTGGGTCACCATGCCAGTTACAACCCAGGATTACGATCTCGTATTTATCTTTCAACCGATCTACGACGTTGTGCGTGACGCGTGCAAAACCAGTGGTGGCAATTACGTCACCAATCCAAAGAAGCTTCGGTTTTTTAGCCATTAAATCGGATTATTCTCGATTTACTATACACAAATTGATGATACGAATGCCAACGGCAATTACGTATTAGCAAGCTGCTCCATTCCTTCGCTATTTGTTTCGTACAGATTCTCAAGTGCAGCAATAGCTCCTGCTTCACCAGGGGTGACAGAACGTGTCAGTTCCCGCTCCTCCGATGTTTGCGCCTTGAGTTTGTACTTCATAAACTCAGCAGCCTTGTGCGTGTTGGTGGTATCCCCGCAGGTGTATAGATCAACAGCGGCGTACCCCATCTCCGGCCAGGTATGAATAGAGGCGTGAGATTCAGCCAGTAGGGCCAGTAGTGTTACACCCTGCGGCTCAAATTTCTCACCGATGATCCTGAGGATCGTTGCCTTCGACATCAGAAGAGCGGTCCTAAGCCACTCTTCCAGCAGGTCGTAGTTATCTAATGCCCCTGGATCGCAGTCATACAGATCCAGAATCAGGTGACGCCCATTAGACATCTGTAATTTCTAGTTCATCCTCCATTGTCGCATCAGAGGTTGCTTCTAGCGACATCCCATAAAACTCTTTGTACTTTTCCTTATCGGACGACACCTCAACAATGGAAGGCCAACCTTCGTACTTCGGGCTGGACTCCCTAACCGCTACGTTCACGACCCGCATACCCCTGGTATTACGCATGGGAAAGGCATTGATCTTGAGCTGGTGCTTACAGATGTCAATAAATAGGGGTTCAAATCGGTTACGCGACATGATACCCACGTTGCACTGACGGCAGAACTCGGCGTAGCTGGCATACAGCCACTTGTCCTGGTTGGCGTAAATATGGGATGAGCCCATCGGTGCATTTTTGGTAAAGCCAACAGCAGAACTGACGCCTGGGTCATAGATGACCTTGTGCTCCATCCAATCCAGCAGTGGGTTAGAGCGAAGGTTCTGCATCTTCTCGTACTTCTGGAAGAACTTCACCTTCTTGGCAGTCTCCATCAGGTACTCACGCATCTCCTCTTCCGTCATGTCGAGGAGCCAGTTCACCAACCCAGGCAACAGCGGTGCGAACACACCTTGCGGTTCACCCTTGGGATTGAACTTGATCAGTTCCTTCTGTTCGTTCGGGCCGCCCGTGAACGGACGGTCGAAGGGAATGGTGAGACGACGACGTGCCAGACCAGAGGTGTAGTCGGTGGACTGAATGGCTTCGTTGGCCGTAATCATCACAACGCCGTGGTACTGGAAAGGATCCAATCCTTCGCCTTGATACTTGCGTTCGCTACGAATCCAGTCACTACCAGTGATGGCTTTCAACCTGGAAACAGAACCACCCCAACGGTCAGCATCTTGGAAAAGTAAGAGTTTCTTACCCATGTAGGCCGCTGCTTCAAAGCGGTTCTTCTCCATGTTCTCAAAGTCCGTGGAGTAGGTATTGCTCTTACCCACCAGTGCCACAGCCAGGTTGGCGTAGGTGGACTTACCCGACTTACCAGGGCCGACAATTTCTACAAACTTCTGAATCTCGTAGCGCCCGAGCAGTGTTGCCCGCAGCCAGGCCCGCAGAACTTGAGTGCGTTCCCAGCTGTCATGCTGCGTATTCTTCAGCCACTTAATGATTTCTTCACAGGTGGCAGCAGGATTGTAGGGATAAGGCATCTGTTGCACCAGGTGCATTTCCCGGCTGAACGGAAGCAGCTCCCTGGTCTCTACATTCAGCACACCGTTGGTAAACAGCAGGTACTCAGAGCTGTCATACCACTCATCGAAGGCCAGCACTGACTGCAGCTGCGTGCAGACATCGTTCATCAAGTTGGTGCTGAAGCCATTCGGCAGGAAGTCACCCAGCGACTGAAGCTTGGAGCGGATGTCCCCCAAGATTGAGATCTTGGTCAGGGGTGACCAGAGTCCACGGGCCTCCTTTTCATACAGGAAGAACTGGTTGTGCGGTTGACTGAAAAGCAGATTGCCTTTATACAGGTCCAGAACAACGTCAGTAACTACGTTTGATGAAGGGTTTCGCGTCCGTTGGTCTTTGCCTGACTTGTCTTGTGACACCTGCTTTTGCCGCTTCTTCCACATCGGTGGAGCAGCAGTGGGAGCAGTGGTTTCCTCAAGAATTTCTGGTGCCATCTGTAAATCCTGTTCAAGTTCAGCCAGCAGTTTTGATACGTGCTCTAGCGTGTCATCGTCCACATTCATCGCACGGTGTTCCTGGGAAGGCTTCCACCCATGCTCCTGTGCGATATGAATGAGAGAGCCCAAGCCACGGCCCCCATCTTTTGAGAAGGAACGCCAGCGCCTGTGGCACTCACCGTCCCGGTACTTCTCTGATTGCTTGGACCATTCATCCCAGTTGTCGAGCAGGGATTCATCCAAGCTGTGAAGCGTCTGGCCAATCGTGATCCAGATGTCGTAGTCATCGGCAGCTTCCGGCGGCAGAGCCCACATCGCTTCTGTCGCCAGTTTCATGTCCCGCTCTAAGGACACCTCAGCGTTGATGGCAAAGCCAGGGCCAACGATGCGAGTGCGTTCTTTAGCGGGAGTTCCCTGCCTGACGTTCTTATTGATGATGGCGTTCAACAGCCATTCCGGAAATTCCGGCAGCTCATCCACCCACTCAAAGCCCTGACCCTCAGCGGTGAAGTAGCCATCGGTCTCAGGGTGCAGACCCATGAGCACACCTTGGTGCCGCTGCCAAAGGATTTCAAGCTTTTCCTTATCTTCCTCTGCGTGCCAGGTGTACTTGTTCCGAGCGAAGTGCTTGTGTTTCTCGCGGCTGAGCTTGTAAAGCTTGCGTTCGCGGCCAATCTTGCCGCTCATGATGGTCAGAGTTGGCGGCAGCGCTTCGGATAAGGGAAGGTCAGAGATCCCCTCCACCAGCTGGTAAACGCTTGGACCGTCGATATCGACCCAGACCAATCCGTAGGGATGGTTGTAGACAGGACCACCAAGCAAGCCGATGGCACGGCACTTGCCTGCTACGATTTCTTCCTCGATCTCGCGGACGCTAAACGGTTTGTTTTGCCAGCCGTTGACATACGGATCCTTCTTGGCACCCAGTGGGGTGAGGGGCCAATCCATGGGGATGAAACCAAGATTGATCTCCCCTGGACGGAGGGCCTGCTGATTACGGCTGGTCATACTTTTCTTTCTTCTTCAAGTGCCACTTTAAAGTTTCGCTCCGGAAAAGAAGCTTCCTTGACCAGTTGAAATGCATGAAGATGCATCAGGGAGGGTAGATAAAAACAATCCCCATCCACCGCATTGCCCATGCGGATCTGGAGAGTATTTATCCACTCTCCCAGGGAAATGTGAATTTCCATCTGGGGTGGAGCTGAGTGTTTTCTTATCCTACGGCGACCAATCCAGCCGGACCCTTACGATTTTCGGGAATTAGGTAGACTCATTAGACTCATCTAGAGCCATATGTCCGTAGGCATCTACGTCCTGAAGCTTCTTCAGCATGCGCTCGTAGATGTCAACTGGTGACTCACCTGTCTCAATTGCACACGACGTTGCGACAGACCAGGCAACCCGGCGGCGCTGCTCCTCAGGGTCCGTCTTGCTCCAGGGAACGTTCTGATTGTCCGGCGTCCATTGCGTCATTTTTGTACCAAGGTGCGGTGAGTTGCATGGCCCCGCCCAACTTTTGGGATTCCCCTGTCTGCAACACAGGATTGATAGGGTGTTCGGTGTAAATCGGCCTGGCGGCCTTTTCCCTCTCTATTCTTCTTGAGTGAGACTCACTTTGATAGTGGGTTTTTCTTCTGGCATCTCAAATCAAATCAGGGTCATACACATTGCAATTCTCGACCTGCTCGTAGTATTCGGCCACGATCTTGTACCAGTCGTCGTGCAACACATCCAGGAATCGCCTGGAGATCTTGAAGACCTGAGTGCGGACAGGCGTTGAAACCAGGATGGCCGCCTGTTGGACCTTGATGCCCAAGGTCTGCTGGATGGCAATATCATAGGCCGCCAGCTGCTTACAGGTCTTCTTGAACTTCATGTGGCCACCCAGGAGGTCTCGCCATTCCGGCGATCCCTTATCCAGATCTTTAGGCCACTTGCGGCTATAGGGTTTGACGCTGGTCTTTAAGTCAGCGAGAGTGAGCTTATTATTAGCCACAGCAATAATGTCGGGAGCACCAGCCCAACTTCGCCCGTCGTTATCGCAACCCCACACGCGAGCAACGTCATCGCTACCGATAGTAAAATTAAACTTTTCAAGAACAGGAGATTCCGCCCACAGGACCTCTTGAAATTGATCAAGGATCGAAGGCATGCCCGCCCAAAAGTCCTTATAGTCATTGGGAATTTCCGGTGATTTGTTCCCCTTAAGATACTGCTCCATGCCGTAGTGGATGGCAGTACCGCGCTCAGCAGCTGCTTCTTTTACACCTGGGTTAGCTTTTGACCACATTTCGAGCTTCCGCTTGTTTGCTTCGGAAGCTGTTTCGCTAATGATTGTGGTTACGGACGGTGCAGGTCCAGTGGGTAACGGGGTGGTGTAATGCCGCTTGCCGTTAAGCGTAATTCTGGCTGCGGTCCGGTTGAGGTCCCGCATAACTTCTGGTTGCTCATCCTTGGCTTTGATCCAAGGATCTGCTGCGTTAACTTTAGCAACCATTGAAGGTTTTGTATATTATTTTCAGCTTACCTGGGTTGTCAACGGAGTGCGAATGAAAGACTTCACGTACGCGATCATTGCCGTTTTAGGAGCTATTGTTGTTGTCGTAGGCATTGATGCTTACCTGTTTTTCACCGGACACCTGATCCACTGATGGAAAAGATCCTGCTGACGGTCAAGGGATACTGGTCTTGCCTTGGTTGGTTGTTTCCTGCGCTACTGAAGTGGCTCCTGGAAGAATGCCCTGACTTAAAATTCTGGGAAGGCCATACAAACTTTGACGATCACATCTGGTACGCCGAGCGGGTGAACGGACGTATTGCGATGTTGGCGTTGACGGTTGTGTTGCTGTACGAATTCACAACTCATACCAGCCTTTGGAGCCTGATCGATGGGATCAAATCTCACGCGGTTCTACCTTGATACAGATGAGGATTGCAGAACCGGTTGCCTAAATGGCAAAGCGTTTGAAGATGTTGAAACAATTGAAGCCGATGAATTAGAGAAACGTTTACAGGAGCAAGAAATCTCTTATATTCGGGTAGATCTGTAACCCATTCATGGCTGGCAAGCGCATCGCAGTGTTGACACTGTGGCGAGATAGTAGTGAGCACATTGGGCATGCGCTTGCTCAGTACGAATGGATGGAAAATGAACTGATCCCCAAGGGATATCGGTTCATCTACTCATTCCTGGAGAACGATTCCAAGGACATGACGGCTGGCATACTGATGCGCTGGCTGGATGATCGCAAAGGTTTTTTGTTGAGCGAGAAGACTGGTTCTCGCAAGTGGGGCAGTGTCCAATCCACCGAACGTACTAAGTGGTTGGCCCGTTATCGCAACGTGTGCCTGAGTGTCCTGGACTTCTGGGCCTTTGATTACCTGTTGGTTGCCGACAGTGATGTCCACTTCCGTCCTGATCTGATTGAGCGGATGGTCGAGGAGCTGGAAGCGGACCCCACCATTGGCATGATCACACCCAACACGGTGCAGGATGTTACGGACGCCATCGGTGACACCGGCTTACCGTCTTATTACGACAGCTGGGCTCTCATTGACATGGATGGGAACCAGGGCATGACGTTTGCTGCCAATCCATTTGTTGATCCTGATGATCGTCGCCTCTGGGATGACGACTTTCCTGTCGAAGTTCAGAGTGCCTTTGGCTCCATTGCCCTAGTCCATGGTGCAGTTTTTGAAGACGGTGACATCAGTTGGGATGGCGACAAAGGTTGTGAGCACTGGGGATTCTGCAAGAGCATCCGTGATGCGGGCTACGCAATTCTTGTGGACCCCGAACTCCATGCCGAGATCAAACACAAGGAGCCCGTGGTTCCCAACCCAGATGTTGTTGCGTTCCATAAAGACCGGCTGCGTCAGCACACGATCAACATCATTCATGGCGACAAAGAATCCAAGGATTTCACTATCACCTTTGGCATTTGCACTGGCTATGACAATGCCGAGCACCTGATCAAGTGTGTTGATTCCATCCGCAAGCAAGCCACACATCTTGATGACTACCAGATCTTGGTGATTGGCCCAGAGCCTCCGGAGGAAATTGTTAAGGAGCTGGAACACCCTGACATCCAGTACATCGAATTTGATGAATCGGTCCGTCCCCTGTGGATCACCAAGAAGAAAAACATCCTGGCGCAGAAGGCAGACTTTGATCGCCTGTGCCTCCTGCACGACTACTTGTGGCTGACCCCGGACTGGGCCAAGAAGCTGTGGGAGTTTGAGTGCTGGAATAGCTGGAACATACTTGCGTTCCCGCAACAACGGAGCGACGGCGGCAGGTTTTGGTATGACTGGAGCGGCTTCTGTGGACCACGTGAGTTAGATGATCGCCAGTTCTATGACTACAAGGATTGGGATCACAATGATGAGGTTTATATCTCCGGCAATATCTTCTGCGTGCACCGTGGTCTCCTGCTTGACCACCCCTTTGATGAACGCCTGGGCCATATGCAGGAAGAAGACCTGGAATGGACACGGCGTGTTGCGCCTTATGTCCACTTCAAATGCGCTTACAACTCACTGGTGTGCCACCAGAAAGAGCATCGCGACCAACAGTATTTCCTAGAGGTTGATTCAAAATGAATAAGCTGATCTGCTTTGACCTTGACGGTGTTCTTGTTGACAGCAAGGACATCCATTACCAAGCCCTTAATGAGGCCCTGGCAGAGATTGATCCGAAATATGTGATTAGCCGCGAGGAGCATCTTCGCACGTATGACGGCTTACCTACCAGCGTGAAGCTGGAGATGTTGACGCGTGAGCGTGGACTACCAATCGAACGCCATAAGAATGTGTGGGAATTAAAACAAAAGTTAACCACTGAATACTTTAATGAGTTTGAGATGGATACACAGCTGATCGAGCTGTTGATCCAAATCAAGAGTGCAGGCATCAAGGTTGCTGTTGCATCTAACTGCATCCGGAAGTCAGTGCAGAATGCGCTCTACTCTTTACACCTGTTTCCCTTCATTGATTATTTCGTCAGTGCGGATGAGGTGTCACGGAAGAAGCCAGCCCCTGATTTGTATTGGCAGTGCATGATCCAGTGCAATGCAACACCTTCTAATACGTTGGTGTTCGAGGATTCACATGTTGGCCAGCAAGCTGCGCTGGACTCCGGTGCCCATGTGATCTGCGTTAAGAATCGTCTAGACCTGACTGCCGAAAAGATTCAGAAAGGTATTAACATCCTTACAGAAGAAGTGATTGTCAAGGCAAAGCCGCACATGAATGATCTCAACGTACTGATCCCAATGGCAGGCCGTGGGTCACGGTTTGCAGCTGCTGGCTATACGTTCCCTAAACCGTTGATTGATGTACGTGGCAAACCCATGATCCAGTGGGTGGTTGAGAACGTTGGCATCAAGGCAAACTATACGTTCATTGCCCAGCAGGAACACATCGAGCAGTACAGCCTGCCCAGCTTGATGAACCTGATCTCCCCTGGTTCCAATGTGGTCCCAGTCGATGGCGTGACCGAGGGTGCCGCATGCACAGCGATGTTGGCGCGTGAGCTGATCGATAACGACAAGCCCCTGCTGATCCTCAACAGCGACCAGTACCTGGAGTGGGATCCGATCCACAGCCTGTACCAGCTGGAGAATACGGATGCTGATGGTGCGATCTTTACGTTCTATAGCACCCACCCGAAGTGGAGCTATGTCAAGCGTGCACCTGGCAGCACAGATATCATTGAGGTTGCCGAGAAGAAACCCATCAGTCATGACGCTACCTGCGGTGTGTACTGGTGGCGTAAGGGCAGCGACTTCGTTAAGTACGTTGACCAAATGATTGCGGCGGATGACCGCACACTTGGCGAGTTTTACATTTGTCCTGCATATAATTACGCCATCAAGGAAGGCAAAAAAATTTCTGCAGTCCCAGTTCGAGCTATGCACGGGCTTGGTACACCAGAAGACCTTGATGTATTCCTGAAAGAGTTTGCGTAATGTCGTTCTTAAGTGCGATCTCCCACCGTGGCAACCTACGGGGAAGGAAGCCTGAACTAGAAAATACTCCTGGCTATATCGATAAAGCAATTGATGAGTTGTACGAGGTAGAGGTTGACATTCGGTTTGTCGAAGGATGCTTCTACCTAGGCCATGACAAGCCAGAGCACTTTGTTGATCTGCATTGGATCAAAGAACGAAATGACTATCTGATCTTCCATTGCAAGAACCTTCCTGCCTTGTACCTGCTTAAGGACCAACATCACTGCTTCTGGCATGATACCGATACCTATACGCTCACCAGCAAGGGCAAGATCTGGACATATCCCAACTGTCATGCTGGCCCCGACTGCATCCTGGTGGACCTGGAGCCACCGACTGCAGAGAAGGTAAAGGAATGGAGGAGCAAAAATATCTATTCGATCTGTTCAGATTATGCAGATGTAATCTGTTCGGACTTTCCAACCAGTAAGATTGAGTTAACCCAACTTTGATTTAGTTATGGCACTGCCAGAATATGAGAATGCACTGAGCCAAGGTTACGAATTTCTCGATAACCATAATCAGTTGCTCCATAGTTTGAAGATTTCCAAACTCCATGCTGATAATCGCACCTATACTGAGAGAACCCAAGGAATCGGAAATGGCCCTGTCGAATCAAGTGAAGGAGTCAGTGAAGCAGGCGACGGAAGCGTTGCGTGATGCATTGGCATTTGCAGCTAGGGCCGAACATCCCATCACGATCAATATGATTGCAGAGATGTTGACCAGGCTTGAATCCCTGGAACACATGGATGAAATCATGGAGCGCTTTGGTGGCCAAGCAGTCCGAAAGGAAGTTTAGGATTCCGACCGAACAAGAACGGTTAGAAGAATACTTCTGGCAACTAGAGCGGCTTATTCCTAATCCACCCAAGGATTGGGCTAAGTCTGCTCGTCCATGTAAGTGGGCTAAAATATTAGAAGAAAAGAAAAATAATCCTGATGGCCCAGGATGATAGCAAGTACACCAAACCAGAGTTACGCGAGAACATTAAAGATCGCGTGATGGCTGGCTCCAAAGGTGGTAAGCCTGGGCAGTGGTCTGCACGCAAGGCACAACTTGTGGCGCAGGAATACGAGAAGGAGGGAGGGGGATATAGGGGAGGTAAGGGAGAGAAGCAGAAGTCTTTGGAGAAGTGGGGTAAAGAGAAGTGGATGACGAAGGATGAATATGAAAAGCGTAGTAAAGCTAAAGCTGCTGCCAAGAAATATAAGGACTCTAAGTAATGGCAGACAAAGCGATACAGAAGGGATATACCAAACGGTATCTACCAGAGAGCGCCTGGGCCTCACTGTCTAAAGAAGAACGCCAGGAGACAGACCAAAAGAAACGCGCTGCCAGTCGCGAAGGTAAACAGTTTGTTGCGAACACTGATGCTGCCAAGAAAGCAGGACGTGCAGCCAGGCGTTATAAACAGTCGAAGTCATGATATCCTGACACACGGAGCAATATTGCTCTGGAGTAAATAGTCGAAATACTCCTTCAAGTAACGTACGTAACTCACGGTTTAGAACCGAAGGTTTAACGTTTGAGAAGGAAGGAACTTGCCCCCGGCTTGATACACCGGGGTTTTTCTTTATGCGTATTTTGTTATAATAGTTTTAACAAAGAAGTCCTGCAAATGGCACAGATTAGATATACAAACGATCTAGGGAACGGTTTTTCTGGTTACGTAAATTACGAAACTATTCAAATCAGTACTGTTAGCGGCACTCCCCTTGAGACGGTAGAAGGTCTTTCTGTGCCAAAGCACGATCATATTGCTCTGGCGTATAGTGGCACAACCTTGACGGGAGTGACATACAAGCTAGGTGGATCTGGTGGTACTACTGTTGCTACTCTTGCGCTTGCCTATGACGGAAGCAACAATCTTGTCAGTGTAACCAAGAGTTAATTATGGGATATCAATTTAACCCGTTCACAAGTACTTTTGAAGGAAGCGCACCAAGTTATTCTGCGCTTAATGTCAAAGGTACTGTTGCATCTTCAGGCAGTTTACCTAGCGGTGCAACACCTGGTGATGTTTACCAAACAGAAGATCTGCAAGTTTTCTTTGTTTGGGATAGCGCTATTTGGAAAAGTTTAGGCACCCTTCAAGGACCAGCGGGGCCATCAGGTGCTACTGGGCCATCAGGTGCTACTGGTGCTACTGGGCCATCAGGTGCTACTGGTGCTACTGGTGCTACTGGTGCTACTGGACCATCAGGTGCTACTGGTGCTACTGGACCATCAGGTGCTACTGGTGCTACTGGTGCTACTGGACCATCAGGTGCTACTGGTGCTACTGGGCCATCAGGTGCTACTGGTCCTAGTGGAAGCAGTGCTTATCAGATTGCTGTTGCCCAAGGATTTGTAGGAGATCAGACTGCATGGTTAGCTTCTCTTGTTGGTCCTTCTGGTGCATCAGGTGCTACTGGTGCTACTGGACCATCTGGAGCGCCCGGAGCATCTGGCGCACCAGGTGTTGGCGTACCCACTGGCGGCGTCACTGGCCAGTACCTTGCCAAAAATAGTAATGCAGACTATGACGCTGTTTGGGTAACTCCTAGTGGTGGCGGACTTTCTAGTGGAACTGTTACAAGTGTTGCGTTATCAGTTCCTTTAGGTTTTAACGTTTCTGGATCGCCAGTCACAACAAGTGGTACTTTTGCTATTACATTTGTAAGCGGTTATTCTTTGCCGACTGATGCTAAGCAGTCTCAATGGGATACAGCTTATAGCGAACGTTTATCCTGGGACGGTGGATCGAGCGGCCTTAACGCTATTTCTGGCCGCACTAATCTTGGGCTTGGCAACAGTGCAACGTTAAATGTTGGTACAGTATCAGGCACTGTTGCCGCAGGCAATGATAATCGTTTTATTACTAGTGGCGGAGCTAGCGGTCAAGTTTACACGAAGAATAGTGGCACTAACTACGACGCCTCCTGGCAGACACTCACTGTCAGCGATGTATTCATCATTGCCTGTAGCGATGAAACATCGAATCTGACAGCCGGCACTAATAAAGCACGCTTCACGATGCCCTATGCTGGGACACTGACTGCGGTGAAGGCTGATGTGAACACCGCTCCCACAGGCAGCACGCTGGTGGTGGACATTAACGAGGCCGGCGTTTCGGTGCTGAGTACCAAGCTCTCGATTGATGCAGGTGAAAGCAGCAGCTCAACCGCTGCAACACCTCCAGTGATCAGCGATTCAGCGCTGGCATCAGGCGCAGTAATCAGCATCGACATTGATCAGATCGGTTCTACGGTCGCCGGAGCTGGTCTCAAGGTGACTCTCTATGTCACAAGGGGCTGAGATAATGAAGAATTTTGTCCTTTATGATTTCGAGACCAGCAAGGTGCTCGATTACCCACGGGCTGATAATGAGCCTGTGCAGGGGCTGGATCCGCGCTATCAGGTGCTGCGTGTTGTGCGGCAAGAACGTCCTGATTACGACAAGAGCACCTACTTCCTCCGTGAGATTCGCGCAGTCGATCTTGCTGCTGGTGAGTGGCAGTGGACTTGGGAAGTCGTTGAATTACCACCGCCTCCGCTCGATTACCAAAGTTTCTATTTTGCGTTGCTCAGCAGCAATGTGTATCAAGGCTTGCTGGCGGCACCTGCAACAGCAGAGTTAGCTCGTGCATTGGCGGTGTTTGTTTCTGCAATCCAAGATTGCATGAACTACCGCGAGAACCAAGATGCGATGCAGAACGCTATCTGGCTTTTGCTGAGGCAGATGACTTTGAGCGATGCTCAGTTGACGGAGCTAGGAGAGCTGATGCAACAGTACAAATTAAACACGATCTACCGCTTGCAACCATGAGCGTCGCCTACATCAATAGCTATCAGTTTGCTATCACTGGACCCACTCTGACGACGTGGGACATTGGCATCACAACGAGTGATGGTAACTGGTCACTTAGAACAGCCTCCACCTGTAATTACGACGTGGACTGGGGCGACGGTCAGACGAATGCAAATGTCTCAGCAACGGGCACATTTGTAC